CTTGAGTCTACTCTTGCTGATCCTTTTGGTAACGGCGACAGCGACGGCGACGGTATGAACATTCCAGAGATCGACATTAAGGTCGATTCGACTGCGATTACCGCAACCACTCGCAAGATGAAGGCGAAGTGGAGCCCTGAGCTTGGTCAGGACTTGAATGCTTATCACAACCTTGATGCAGAGGTTGAGCTTACTCAGGTTCTTTCAGAGCAGATTGCTCTTGAAATCGACCAAGAGATCTTAAAGGATCTTATCACTCAGGCAAAGGCTGATACTCGTTATTGGTCGAGAGTTCCCGGTCGTTTCCTTAACGCATCTACGGGTGCAGCTTTAGGTGACGCTGGCGGCGACTTCACCGGTACTGTATCTGAGTGGTATGAGACACTTATTGAGACAATCAATGATGTTTCTGCTCAGATTCACCGTAAGACGCTCCGTGGCGGTGCTAACTTCTTGGTCTGTGGACCAGAGGTTGCAAACATCCTTGAGTTCACCAGTGGCTTCCGAGCTTCGGTAACTCACGATGACGATAGAGGTTCTGTCGGTGCGGTAAGAGAGGGTTCAATCAATAAGAAGTTTGACCTTTATGTTGATCCTTACTTCCCACGTCAGATTATTCTTGTCGGTCGTAAGGGTAGTTCATTCTTGGAGAGCGGTTTTGTTTACGCACCATATGTGCCACTTCAGACCACTCCTACCATTTTTGGACCAGAGGACTTCACCCCACGTAAGGGTGTTATGACTCGCTACGGCAAGAAGATGGTAAGACCAGATATGTACGGTCTTGTCGTTTGTCGTGACCTTGTGGACTCAACAGTACCACCAGCCGGATAATCCAAAAATAGTTGACTAGTTCAACATCTTATAAAGTAGCCCCGCTTAGATTTCGATCTTTGTCGGGGCTTTCTTTTATTTGTTAACTATTTATATTTACAGGAGGGGTGCATACTATGTCAAGACCCGATTTAAATCCAAAAAGCCAACAGAGCAAGATTGCTCTTCCCGAGACTGGCAACGCCGACAATGTAGATTCAGCAGATTACCCCCTTCCGTTGGGAGTGTATACGTCAGATTTTTGGGAAGACTATCAAATTAATTCTTTTAAAAGAGGTGCAGCAGATCAAGTTTCTTATGTTTATAAAAAGCTTGGCGGTGATGTGCTGGATTTAGAGATGACGGAGGCGCAAGTTTATGCAGCCTATGAAGAATCAGTATTAGAATATTCTTATTTAATTAATATCCACCAAGGCAAAAATGTTTTGTCAAATATCCTCGGTGCCTCAACAGGCAGTTTCGATGAGGATGGAGAAATGCTTAATCCCGGCGAAGACGGACGAGCTTCTAGCGATGTTGCTCCCGGCACAAATGTTAACTTAGCTTATCCTCGATTTGATTTTGCATACGCTCGACGTATGGCAGACGGTATCTCCGAAGAAGTAAATGTTGGCGGTGGTGTAAATGTATACTCTGCTTCTTTTGACATTGACGCAGGGACACAAGATTACGATTTACAAAGTATTTTAAAAAACAGTAACGAGTTTGGCGACGATCCCGATCACCCAGATTATATTAGAGCGGTTGGAGACAATAAAGTTATTATTAAAAAGATTTATTATAAAACACCGAATGCCAGTTGGTTTTATTATGGAGCAGGCGGCGCAAATGTTATTGGAAACTGGCAGACCTACGGAGGCTTTGCCAACGACTCGTATTATCACGTCGTTCCCGTGTGGGAAACAAAGTTAAAGATGATAGAGTACGAGAGTAAACTTTACAACAGAGTTTCGCATTATTCGTTCGAGATTAAAAATAATAAACTTAGACTGTTTCCGATCCCTAATAGAAATCACCCACCAAAGATGTGGATGGAGTTCTCTGTAGGTGCGGATAACTGGTCTCAAGAACCGCTAGCTGATGGCGAGGCAAAAAGAGACATTGGATTATTTGGTATTAATAATTTAAACACCCTACCCTTTTCAAATGTTCCTTTTGATAAAATTAATTCTATCGGCAAACAGTGGATTAGAAGATTTGCGCTTTCTCTATGTAAAGAGATGCTGGGACATGTTAGAAGTAAGTTTGGCTCTATTCCGATTCCCGGTAATGATGTTCAGCTAAACGGTGGTGATTTAATTTCTGCTGGCAAAGAAGAACAAGAAGCTTTGCGAACCGAACTAAAAGAAGTTTTAGATGAATTAACATATGGCAAGTTAATTGAAGGAGATGCTGATGCTCTCGAAAACTCGAATAGGGTGATGGCTCAAATCCCAATGCCCATATTCACAGGATGAGGAACTTAAATGTCTGATGATAATAAATGGGAACAGCCAGACGCTCCACCACCACCACTTTTTACAGGCAAGAAAGAGAGGGATCTGGTTAAGCAGGTGAACGATGAGCTTATCGAGCGTGTCATCGGTCAGACAGTTTTATATTACGCTATTTCTCAAGATAAAACAAACTATCATCCTTTATATGGCGAGGCTATACAAAAAACATTTTTGCCACCGATCAGGGTTCACGCCTTGGTTGAATATCAGGGCTCCGAAACAACGAGCACCAACTTTGGGTTGGACAAGAACAGAACAATAGCGGTCAATTTTCACAAAAGAAGGCTTACAGAGGATCAAGATCTTTATGTAAGAGTGGGCGATTTTGTACAGTACGGTCAAAACCTATATGAGATTGTAAAACTCAGCGAACCAAGAGAGATGTTTGGTCAGGTGAGTAATAAAGTAGAGATCGTGGCGACATGCACGCAGGCAAGAGAGGGGCTATTCGATGGCAAATAAGACAGAAGAAAAATTTACGAGCTTAACAATAAATCCTTGTGGTCTACAGACAATGGATGAAGCTATTTATAAATTCGTCAACGAAGATCTTAATATTTTTTGTACAACTAATAAGGGATGGAAAAAAGTTTCTTGTCTTTGGTCTACAGCCGAGCGAGCAAGACAATCAAAGGGCGCAAGAGAAGCAAGAGACTCATCGGGTCAGTTGATTTTACCGATCATGACAATTGAAAGAATTTCTGTTGTGAAAGATCCTGCTCGAAAAGGACCGTATTTTGCTAATGTTCCACCCACAGACAAAAGAGGTGGTTCTATTGTGATTGCAAAAAGAATCAATCAAGACAAAACAAAAAATTTCCAAAATGCACACTCTCTTAGAAAAAGAGGGCAAGTTAATTTTAAATTAGAAAAAAAGAATGACAAAGTTGTTTACCAGTATACAACGATTCCTCAGCCTACCTATGTTAACATTACTTACAAGGTTTCGATACGCACAGAATATCAGCAGCAGATGAATGAAATAATTCAACCTTTTATGGGTGTTGGAAAAAATATTAATTACCATTCTGTCTCTCACGAAGGTCACAAATTTGAGCTTTTTATTGGCTCTGACTTCACCCAGAGCAATAACTTGTCCGACATGGGTGAAGAAGAAAGAAAATTTCAAACCGATGTTGAGATAAAACTTATGGGCATGCTGATTGGCGATGGACCTAATCAAGAGACACCAAAAGTCGTTATCACAGAAAACGCTGTAGAGGTTAAAATTCCTAGAGAAAGAGTAATGACCGACGAAAAACCCGGAGAATGGGATAAATCTAAATTTAGGGGATAATTTAGTTCCTTTGGGGTTTTATCATACTATTTATTAGAGAAATGGGTTTCAGGGAATTGTTCTGTTTAGCTCATTGATTCATTAATCGAGAAATTAAGGAGAGATTTAAAAATGTCAGTAAAGAAATTTAGATTTGTTTCACCCGGTGTTTTTATCAATGAGATTGATAACTCCCAGCTTCCCGCAAGAGCGGCAGGCATTGGACCAGTAGTTATTGGTCGATCTGAAAGAGGACCGTCGATGAGACCAGTAACTATAACTTCATTCTCAGAGTTCGTGGAAATGTTTGGTAACCCAATTCCCGGTGGCGAAGGTGGAGATATTTGGAGAGATGGTAACAGAACGGCACCCACCTATGGTGCGTATGCTGCTCAGGCTTACCTTCGAAGCAGTTCGCCGCTTACCTTTATCAGACTCTTAGGACACGAGCACGAAGACGCAACCGCAGCCGGTGCTGCTGGTTGGGCGATGGCAGACGGCGCATATGGTCTGTTTGTCGGATCGATGGTTAACGCAGCCGATGATTCTGAGGGAGGTGTAGCAGAAGTTCCAGCCGTTCCCGCCACAGCTTCTATTTTGAGTGACGATATTTTACTTACAGCAGACGTTGCTGGCACAGCAGTAAACGGAAGAACCGTTACAGCTAGTGTTGTAGAAGAAGACCTTGGAGCCGGTAACCCTGCGACAGCCACTGTTACTATCGATGGCGATAGCAATATTACAATTGTCGTAAGAAACAATACAGATGCTGCGTCCGCTCCACCTTCCCCTGCTGCTCTTACAAAGACAGAGTTGGTGGACGCTATCAATGCGGCTCCCGGCATGTTTGCCGAGGCTTCATTAGCTGGCGCAGCCGGTGAACTTGCGCCTGCCGCACCTGCCGTTGTTCCTTTTGGTGGCGGTGCAGACGTTGTACCAGCAGTCGATGCAGTTGCAGACGGACCAGATGAGAATTTTGATATGCACCTTGCAGCAGTTGTTTACTCTGTTGATGGTGGTCTTGGTCTTTCTGGCAAGAATCTTGCAGGTGCCGATGTAAGTCAAAGCCTTGGCGAGTTTGTAAAGTGTCAGGGTACCGATGGTGAAGTTAAGATTTCTGTTGACAATAGCGACGGCGACCTTGTTAACTATAGTGTCAACTTTAACACAGGCTCCAAGAAATATATCAGAAAAGTCCTTAATACGAATCCAACACTCACAAACGAGAGTCACACTCGTCCAGAAGGCGTCGAGATGCACTTTTTGGGTGAGACATTTGATTCGTTTATTGCTGCCCAAGGTGACGATCTTCCGGGTGCTGACGACGGTGTAGCTATGCTAGTGAAACTTAACGGTGCTAGCGGCAAGCTTGATAAGGGTGATCACGCTCAAGGTGCTCAAGGACCAAAGTCAGGGTGGATTATCAGCCAACATAAGGGTTCTTTTGGAGATCACGAAGTTAATGCAGCAACAGGTCACTACAGGTCTGGTGTTACAAAGTTGTTTAGAATTGAAGGTCTAGATGATGGTGCATGGGCTAGTCAAAACCTGAAGGTTGAGATTTCAAACATTAAAGCTTCTGACGATGACTTTAATGCCTACGGTTCTTTTACCGTTACTCTTAGAAAAGCTGGCGACAGTGATCAAGCTCCACAGTATGTTGAGAGATACACTTCTGTAAACTTAAACCCAGCATCAACAGATTATATTGCAAGAAGAATTGGTGATATGCGATCTGAGTGGAGTTATTCAGAGGGTCGATACAGAATGCTGGGTCAGTATCCAAGCCTTTCACGGTTCATTCGTGTTGTTATGAATGAAGATGTGGACGCTGGTGTTGCAGATCCTGACTTGGTGCCGTTTGGTTTCATGGGACCACCAGCCCCTAGAACAGTTCAGATTAGTGTCGTAAAGGGTGGAGGTATTTCAGCTTCTGCAATCGCAGGTGCTGGTGATGGTACCCTTGGACAACATGCAATTGATAGTGCTGCTGCTGATCTTGTACATCCCGGTACAAACAGCTTCACTGCAAACCTTATTTTCCCATCTCAGGCATGCCGACAGGACTCGGAGCAGGGTAGATTATCATCGGGCGACTTGGCATCTTTTGGTGCATCAGCGAACGATGAGGGTGCAATTAGAGCAGATAAGTCTTTTGGCGAGCTTCTACATCCATACGGTGCTGGAATTTCCAACCATGACGGAGAGAGCTTGCAGGATGGCACGATGTTGACGAGATCAGCATTAAGGTGTGCAAGCACTTTTGATGTTACTTCAAACCTTGTTCAACTTGATGCCGGTGTGACTCAGGCTGTTATCAACGGTGCTGCTGGTGTCATTGAGCATGACTCTGCTGGTGCAGTTGCCGTAGTTCCTTGCTTTACGCTTGATGACTTGGTTATGAAGCCTGTAGCGTCGGGTGCCGGTGTAACAAAGCCAAGCAGACAGCACGTACAATGGAGACCGGGCGCACGCCGTGCAGGTGCTTCGATTTCAGTTCTCGGTGACACATTCACATTGGCAGACGGTGAGACAGACTGGACCAGCACAGACCCGAAGGATCTTAGAGATGCTGAGGCTTCTGCCGAGGCTTCAGGTGACTACAAGGATGTTCTTCAGCACGGGTTCGACTCTTTCTGCTTACCACTTGTCGGTGGTTGTGATGGTGTTGATATTACGCAAAAAGAACCATTCTCAGAAGCTGAATTGGCTGATGGGTCACCAGAAACAAGCTATGCTTATAACTCGGTAAAGCGTGCAATCGACACAATTCGAGACCCAGAGGTCGTCGAGTGTAACATTGCTGCCGTTCCGGGTGTTTGTAATGAGAGTTTGACAAATCACTTGCTGACAGTTTGTGAAGCAAGAGCAGACGCACTAGCGGTTATCGACATTAAAGGCGACTATCAGCCTAGTACCGATAATACATCGCCAGAAAGATTGCGCCTACCTAACGTCCGTGATGCTGTTAGAAGCATGAAGGACAGAAGACTTAATTCTTCTTACGGTTGTGCTTACTTCCCATGGGTTCAGATTAGAGATCAAATCAGTGATGCTGTTCTTTGGGCTCCACCATCGGTTGTAGCACTAGGTACAATGTCTAGTTCTCAGAAGAAGACTGAGGTTTGGTTTGCTCCTGCTGGTTTCAACAGAGGTGGACTAACCGAGGGTTCTGCGGGACTTCCAGTACCACAGGTTCGATATAGACTTACTTCGAAGGAGCGTGATTCTCTTTACGAAGCAAATATTAACCCGATTGCTACGTTCCCATCAGAGGGTATTGTAATTTTCGGTCAGAAGACTCTTCAGGTGACTCCATCTGCATTGGATAGAATTAATGTTCGACGCTTGATGATTTTCTTGAAGAAAGAAGTTTCTCGAATTGCTTCAACGATTCTGTTTGATCCAAACGTAGAGACAACGTGGCAGAGATTTACTGCCCAAGTTGAGCCATTCTTGGCTTCTGTTAAATCAAGATTTGGTCTAACGGAGTTCCGAGTAATTCTTGACGAGACAACGACAACTCCTGACCTTGTAGACAGAAACATTCTTTATGCAAAGATTATGTTGAAGCCTGCGAGAGCAATCGAGTTTATTGCACTTGATTTCGTAATCACACGTTCTGGTGCATCATTTGATGATTAAAAATAAATATGTGGGGGGGATTTAGTTTCCCCCCCACTATTTATATTAGTGAACGCTATTAAGCGACAACGAATTAACTTTTAAGAGAGGATATAAAAATGGGTTTTTGGTCAGATTCACAGCAAGTAGATCCAAAGAGAGCATATCGATGGGTATTAAGAGTAGGTACAATTCCAACCTACACATTAAAAAAGGTTACGAAGCCTTCGTTTACGGTTACCGAGACGGGACATAAGTATTTAAATCATACTTACTACTATCCCGGTAGAGTCGAATGGCAGACAGTTTCTTTTACTATTGCAGACCCTGTAAACCCGGACATGGCTATCAGTGTAGCTAACATTATCAAGAATTCTGGTTATTCACCCGCTCAAGCAGACGGCGACCTAAAGACAATGAGTAAGAAGAAAGCCGTAGGCGCATTGGGTAATAAGATTGACATTGTTCAACTTGACGCCGAAGGAGAAGCTATTGAAACTTGGACCCTCATTAATCCTTGGATTAAAGATGTTAAGTACGGTGAGCTAGACTATGAATCAGATGATATTACAAACATTGAAGTAGAAGTTCGGTACGACTGGGCAAGCTGCAAAACTAGAAACAATCCTTATTCTGGAGCCGGTGGAACCAATCAGGTTTGGACTGACGGGTCTGCCGGTGACGAAGCCCGAGATGTAGCAGATCTTAATACATCGGATACATAATAATAAGTTTAACAAAAGTAACAATTTTTGCTAAAATTAAAGAAAATCCCCGTTTATACTATTTATATGTAGACGGGGATTTTTTATTCTTAACAATACGAGGTAGATATGAGTCAAAGAAAAAACGAAGACAGGATTGGTTCTCCAAACCTAGATTCAAATGTTCCACCCACTCCTGAGACAATGGGCTTGCCGCCCGTACCTGAGCATTTAGCACAAAATCAGACTACAAACTCTTTAACATTCGTTGCCCCGACCGAATTTGTAGAGCTTCCGTCTGGTGGAAGGTTTTATCAAGAGGGTCACCCACTTTATAAGCAAGAAGTTATTGAAGTGAGGCACATGACGGCAAAAGAAGAAGATATTTTAACTTCTCAATCCCTGTTGAAAAAGGGAGTTGCTTTAGATAGATTTTTACAAAGCTTAATTGTAGACAAGCGCATTCGAACGGATGATCTTCTGGTGGGAGATAAAAACGCTGTCTTGATTAACGCAAGGGTAAACGGTTATGGAGAAGATTACAACACCAGTGTTACTTGTCCGAACTGTGGAACCAAGTCCAGATTTAATTTCGACCTAGAAAACAAGACTGTACAGACAGGTCGAGAACATCTGGAAGAACTAGAGGGTGTTCAAGTCAACGATACGACTGTTAACATTATTCTTCCCACAACGGGTTGGAATTTTGAATGTCGTCCAATGACAGGGGCAGACGAAAAGGCTTTACAGAAGTCTGTAGAAACTCGTCGTAAAAGAAAGCTTTCAGAAGATATGCTGACCCAGCAAATCACAATGTTTACTGTATCAATTTCTGGCGTAACTGATCGTGTGCAAATTATTCAAGCTGTTAATAGTTTGCCAGCACGAGACTCCCGGCATCTACGTCAGACATACCAGAAGCTAATGCCAAACCTTGATTTAACTCAATCGTTTGACTGTAGCGAATGTGGGCATGCTGGGGATATGGAGGTTCCGTTTACGACGGACTTTTTTTGGCCTAAGCAGTAACTATATGGAAGGCGTCTATGAGCAATTCTTTTTCTTAAAATATTATGGTGGTTGGAGCTTTATCGAGGCTTATAATCTCCCCGTTGGTTTGCGTAAGTGGTTTGTAAAAAGATTATCTGACCAAATGGAAAAAGAAAAAGAAGCTATGGAAAAAGCTAACCGAAAAGGCAGGAGATAATCTCCTTAAAAAATTAAAAAGGGGGGGTAGGCTGTTTTGTGTCTATTCTCCCTTTTTTATATTAACAAGACTATTTATATTAGAATTAACTTTGTTTGGAGGATACCAGATGAATCAGCATGACGGTGATTTACAACCAATTGAAATTGACCTTGACATTATGAACAAGGGAGAACTCAACGAAAGTTGGCTTTCTATGTTCGGAGGGGCAATTTCTGCAATTATGTCTAGAATGTTCGGAGGTGCTGCAATCCCAGTTAAGATTCGTGGCAATAAAGATCAGGTCAGGGATTTTGCTAAGACAATCGGTAGAGAAAAAAAATATATTAGAAGTGCTGCAAAATATGGTTTAAACGATCCTAAGACATATAAGGATAAGTTTAATCTTCGACAGTCAATTAAAAAGTTTGAGAGATCTACGGGGCTTAAATGGCCATTTAAAAACTAATATGTGAGGTGCGCTTTGAATGTCAGATGAACAAACAACGAAATCGCTGCAAGAGCAAGCCCGTCTTCTGAAAGAACAAGAAGAGTCTCTCAAAAGAATAGCAGATCTTTACAAAGAGCAGGGGTCACAAGCAGAGTCTGTTGCCGACGCCGTTGCTCATGCCGAGCGTGCAGAAAAAAATCAACTAAAGCATCTCACAACGAAAAGAGACCTAGCTCAAAAGAACCTAGAGATAATCGAGGAACAAATTGGTGCAGGTGCTTTACAAGGTGACGAGGCTGCTCAGGCTATCGAAGCTGCAAACAAAAAATTAGCTATTGAAGAAGATATTTTAAAAAATTTAGAAGATCAGATAGCAGCAGCTCAAAAACTTGCAGATGAATACCAGCGAGGCATAGATTCCGCTGAGAACTCAGGGGCAAGAATTGCAAGCACATTGTTTGGTGTCGATGAGGGCTGGAAAAACACTTGGTGGGGAAATCTAGCTAGCGGAGATTTTTCTGCTAAAATTAGTGCGATGGGTAAAGGTTTTAAAACCGCCATGGCACCTGCAAATGTTCTTGGTGGGCTAATGATGAAGGTGCAAGAGTCCACGTTTGTCGCCGCCCTCGCATTTGATAACGCATCATCACAACTAGCAGCAGCAACGGGTCAAGGTACTCGCTACAACGACATGATCATGAGCGTGGCAGAGGAAACCAGATCCTTTGGTGTGGGTATTCAAGGAGCAGCAGCAGCAATTCAAGGCTTAAATGAGAGCATGTCTGGCTTTTCTCAGGTGTCCTCAGAAACACAAACAGCTTTAGTAAAACAAGCCGCTACGCTTGAAAGACTCGGTGTGTCTGCTCAAACCACTGGTAAAATCACCGACCAGCTTACAAAGGGTATGGGTATGTCTGCCGAACAAGCGATGCAGACAAATAATGAATTAGCAAGGGCTGCTATGGGCATTGGTGTTCCTGTTGGAAAGATGGCTCAGGAGTTTGAAAACGCTATGCCAGCACTTGCTCACTACGGCAAAGAAGCACCAAAGATTTTCAAGAAAGTGATGGCTGCTGCCAAGGGGCTTGGTGTCGAGATGAACACCCTCTTGGGCTTTACCAGTCAGTTTGATACTTTTGAAGGTGCTGCAACCGCAGTAGGTAAATTAAATAATATTTTGGGTGGTGATCTTTTTAATTCTTATGAAATGATCAACGCTACAGAAGAAGAGCGAATTGAGTTGATGCTCAGGAACCTAGAGCTTTCTGGTAAGTCGTTTGACTCGATGGACAGATTCGAAAAGAAAGCCTTAGCAAACGCTGCCGGTATCACAGATATGGCAGAGGCAAACAAACTTTTCAGCGGTGGTTTATCAGCTTATCAAAAAGCTCAGGCAGATGTTGAAGCTAATGCCGTATCTCAAAAAGAATTAGAAAAAAGAACACAGGCTGCGGTATCGGTACAAGAAAAAATGAATCAGGTGTTCGAATCTTTTGCTATCTTAGTTCAGCCTATTGTCGAAGGATTACACAGTCTTTTTAATATTTTACTTAAAGTAAATGATATGACTGGTGGCATGCTGATGCCAATTCTTTTTGGTCTTGCGGGTGCATATTATGTTGTGGCGAAAGCAGCGGGTTTTAATGTAGCGGCAAAAAAAGCAGACATTGGTGCAACTTTAACCGAAACCGCTGTCACAAATGCAGATACTATTGCTAAGGGCGCACATGCCGGTGCTACCGCAGCAGATACCGCCGCCACCGCTGGTGATACAATAGCAACCAACGCAAACAATGTTTCTAAAAACATGGGAATTGTAGCAACTTTGAGACAGGCAGCAGTAACAGCCATGTCAACTGCTAGAACAATCTTTAGCACCATCGCAGAAAAAGCCGCAGCAGCAGCAAGATTTCTTTTAGCTAAGGCTTCTGCTTTTGCTGCTGTCGCAATGGGTAAACAAGCCGTCGCTCAAAGTGCTGTGACCGCAACAGCGGCACCTGCGGGTGGAATGCTCGCTGCTTTAGCTGCTGGAATGGCTGCGCTTGGAACACCACCAGCACTGCTTGGTATTCTCGCAATGGCGGCACTTGCTGCTGGTATTGGACTCGTTGTAATCGGCATAGCTCTTGCAGTTAAGTCGATTGTAGGTATGGTTCAGACTTTTGCAGAAATGCCAGAACTTATTGTGCCTGCCACAATAGCTTTATTTGGATTCTTGGCTGGATTAACTGCCGTCGTCTTGGGCGTCTCAGCACTTGCTCCTTTTGCCGCCGTCTTTATAGCAGCCGCTGCAAATATTAGTGCTGGTCTTATTGCGTTGAGCCCCGGACTACTTATATTTTCTGTTGCTTTGGCAACCTTCGGAGCTGCACTAAAATTAATTGGTGGTAGAGAAATTGCTACAATGCTTGGTTTATCTTTGGCGATCTTCCCGTTTGCCATAGCCATGAATCTCGCTTCCGGGCTTATTGCTTCCGCTGCCATTGTGATGGCTCCGGGCATGATGATGCTTGGTGTCGGCTTTATGATGCTTGGTGCAGGTCTAACAATCATGACACTTGCATTGCCAGCCATGGCATTATTAATTCCAATCTTGCCGATGTTTGCAGCAGCTTTATCAGCCTCGGCTGTACCTTTTGCTATTGGAGCAACATTGATTGGTGCAACTGCTGGATTGCTTGGTTTAGGGCTGGCACAGCTAGGATTAGGCTTACTTGTGGCTACGTTAGGAATCCCAGCGATGTTCTTACTAGCTTCTGCCCTACCTATTTTTGGAGCAGGATTAATTGCTGCCGCTCCTTCACTTGCACTGGGTGCAGCTTTGATTGCCCCTGTAGCCGGTGCTCTGGGTGCAGCATTTGCAATGCTGGGTGCTGGTGTCGCTTTAGCCACACTAGGAATACCGGGAATGTTTCTCTTAGCTGCCGCCTTGCCATTGTTTGCCTTGGGGCTTACTTATGCTGCACCAATGATGGTCGCAGCCGCTGTAGGTTTTGCACCCGCTGCTCTAATGCTGGGTCTCGGAATTGGCGCATTGGGTCTATCTCTTTTATTGTTCGATGAAGATACTTTAGAAATTATGACGGCAATGGTGATTGCCCTGCCGATCTTCGCTCTTGGCTTATTAGCGGGCTCAGCAATATTGGCGTTAGCTTCAATGGCTTTCTTGCTACCTGCCCTCGGTCTTGCTTTGGCATTGGGAGCTTTTGGTGTTGCTCTTAAACTTTTCGACGGTAAAACCCTAGAGATCATGACGGTGATGCCCTTGGCGTTGATACCTTTTTCAATTGGCTTATTGGCAGCGTCTTTTATTTTAAGCCTTGCCGCTGCTGCGTTTTTGACACCCGCTATTACTTTAGCCACCGCACTGGGTGCTTTTGGTCTTGCTCTGAAACTTTTTGGAGAAGAAGAAATTGCTGCAATGGGCTTCATAGCTTTAACTATTGTTCCGTTTGCTCTTGCGATGGGATTCGCAGGGAGGCTTCTTGCTTTTGCTGGTAAGTATACGGTCATCGGTGCAGCTTTTACAGCCGCAGCCCTTGCTATACTTGGACTAGGGGTAAGAGCGTTACCTAATAACTTTGCTGACATGCTTCTTGCAATCTCCATAGCACTTGTCCCGTTCGCTACAGCACTTGCTTATGCTGCCCTACCGATGTTTATTGGTGGTATTCTGTTTGGAATAGGAGCACTCTCCATTTCACCGGGCTTGACCACTCTAGGTGATGCATTCAGGACGCTACCAGAAAATATGGCGACCATGATGATGGGGCTGTCACAAGCGTTGGTGCCTTTTGCGACAGCAGTCAGAGAATCGGGTCTCAAAATGTTAATCGGAGGCGTACTCTTCGGTGCTGGTGCCTCGATACTTGCACCGGGTCTTATTACTCTTGGTGATGCATTTAAACAGCTTCCCGCAAACATGCCAGATCTTATGGGTCAGTTGGCTCCAATATTGGTGCCTTTTGCGACAGCAGTAGCTGAGTCTGCTACTCCGATGTTCTTTGGCGCACCGCTCTTCGCTGTCGGTGCAATGATACTTTATCCGGGCTTGGTTGCTTTGGGTCGAGGATTCAAAGAGTTGACAGACAACATGCCAGATCTTATGGCTCAGTTGACAGAGGTGATGCCGCCGTTTGCAAGTGCATTGTTAGGCTCAGGGTTTGCTTTTATTCTTGGTGCAATGATGTGGTCAACTGGTGCATTAATTTTAGCACCGGGAATGTATGCACTATCTGGTTCGTTCATGGAGTTCGCTTTAGCACTCGTAATGATCGCTCCACATATAGAAATGATGACGCCATTAGCGCACGCTCTTCAAGAAATGGGCAAAGCTATGTTGTCTTTTGGGTTGGATATTGTTAGTTTTGGATTAATGTCGATTGGGTTATTCCCAGTGTTTAAGATTGGACTGGGTATGATGATTAGTACCATTAAAGACTTATCAGCCGCACTAGAGACAGTTCCATTCGAGAAAACAAGAGCAATTGCAGATTTCCTTAACGGCTTGGTTTCGCTCACTGGATTAGAAAACATTGCAGACACAATGTTTACAGTCGCTCAGGGTGTGGGTGTAGTTTCTGATGCGCTGAGAGATTTGCCAGCAGAGCAGACGATTGCGATGAGTCAGCTTATGACTTCTGTTGCAGAGGCATCAGTTAAAGTCACGCCGGAAGGGGTTGAAAATGTTAAGAACTTGGTAGAGCAAGCATCAGTTTATGCTAGCGTGCAGGCTGAGTTTAAAGCACCATCAGTAGACGCTTTTGTTCAGGCGTTGAAACAGGTGAATTCGGACAATGCTTCTTCAGGTTCTGGTTCGGGATCTGGTAAAGATATTATCTTAGAGTTGAATGGTCGAGAGCTTGGAAAAGCTATTGATGTTCATTTAGAAGATAAACACAACCTCAGAACTAATTAAAAAAGCGGAGGATAAAAAATGGCAATGCCACCCCTTACACCGGGATCATATTATGATGGACCCGAAGCACAAATTGGAAGAGGGCAGACAGTTGAGTTTATGTCTGTTCTTACGGGAGAGATTATCTCATTCCCAGCTTTTATTACTGACTTTCAAGATAGTTACGAGTCTAATTGGAACACAGAAGATGTTTATGGTCGAATGGACCCTATTCAAACATTCAAGGGAACTACTAGAACAATTTCTATTGCGTGGGATTGCGTAGCTGCCGACGGCGCAGAGGCTGAAGCGAACATGGATAAGTGTACGAAGTTGTTTAGAATGTTGTACCCGTCTTACGAGGGCTCTACGATGCGTGGCGCACCAATTTTAAAACTAAAGTTTGTTAATTTAGTTAATAATGCTTCAGCGGGTGCTCACACGGCTGGCGTCAAAGAGTCGGGATTGGTTGGCTCCGTTGCTGGGTTCACATATTCACCAGATTTAGACTCTGGTTTTTTCGAGGGAGATAAGGGATATGCTGTGTACCCACAAACTCTTAATCTAGAGTGTACTTTTACGGTAATGCACACTCACGATCTGGGAGAAAATGCAGCCGGTGGCACAAGGTTTCCAGAGAACTGGCCTTATAACAAGAAACAGCCGGGACCAAAACCCCCTGCATCTAAAAACACCAAGGCTAAGCCAGAAAAAAGCGCACCTGTCGGCTCTGATGGTCGTAAGGCAGAAGAAGCAATAAAGAAGCAAGGAGGGTAGTTGGCAATGGCACGAAAAGATCAAGCAACGGTTGTAAACAGGGATGAGTTATACGATGAGGTTTTTCGCAAGAGAGGCGTGAAATTTATTAGACACTATCCAACGCCACAAATGAGAGAAATGTCTATCGATCTTACTTCTCAGGTAGAGCAAATCTCTCATGTTTGGTCTGTTGGTGATCGATTCTTTAAGCTGGCATTCAAGCACTATGGAGACCCTTCGCTTTGGTGGATTATTGCCAGATTCAATTCTAAGCCCACAGAATCTCACTTAGAGATAGGAGACATTGTTCAAATACCAGTTCCTTTAACCGATGCTTTGAGAATCATGAGGGCGTAAAATGTCTAAGAAAGAAGTCAATGATGAACAGAAAGCTCATGAGCGTAGACTCAATGAGCAGTGTTTTATGCTAGCCAACCTCGATGTGTTTCAGGGGTGGGGAGAGCCAACGGGCTACGGCACTATGCTAAAGCTCAAGGGCGGCGATCCAGTAAAGTTTATTACTAGATTGGTAGCTAGAAAAAACCTCCAAAACATCATGGATCTCAAACCGGTGGAGGTTTCAAAGCTTGTTCCTTACATAAAGATATTCAAAGTGTTCTATGAGACCGAAGATTCAAAAGGTGATGAGTACGAGATGATTTTTGAAAACTCATTACAGAATTCTACAGTAGATGCGATGCTAACAAATCGAAAAGGTCGTGGCACTGGCGTGGGCATTAAAAGTTTTGAATTTAATTTGCTGGGTGGTAATCCGGTCGAAGCAGATAGGATGGTTGAGGCTAAGCTAGTATTATATTTTCAATCGATGGACGATCTTTTAAAAAGTGTAGAATCAAAACCATCCGTAGGATCGGGCAAATCAAAGAAAGTTAAATATATTGATTTGATTTATCAAAATAAACAATTTAATAAAGCTCCGTGTACAGGGGACAGCACTTATAATAATAAATATTTTAGAATTAAAACAACAGTTGGGTGGTCAGCACCACCGGGGGCAGATGAAAGTACGAAAGCAGCCGCAAAAACTTTAGATCAGGCGTCTCAAACATTGTTTCTAACAATGACAAAACATGAGATTGCTTTTGATGAATATGGCACTGCAACTCTGACAATTGATTATATGGCAGCTCCTGAAGGTGTGATGGCAAACCCCAAAGCAGACATTTTATCTGATTTTGGAATGGCTCATGTTGGTGGCTTTCTTGGCTTGGGTGGTGACAATAAAACATTCTCAAGAGAGGCACTACAAAAGAAGCTTAATGCTGCTCGTCATTCAAAAAAGAATGCTTGCAAGGATGATAAAGAAGATCGTCAAGAAGACATTGATAAACTTGAAGACTTAATAGCAGAGGTTGATGCATCTAGATATGCAAAGTTTCTCGAAGGGCTAGAAGATTTAGGCGGGATTTATTTTATTGATGTTCCTCATGATCAGGTCGATGCCTACACAGATAGTTCTTTTTTTGGTCTTATCGGTGGTAATGTAGCTTCTAGACAAGAGCAAATTAAGCAGAGAGTTAAAAAGATGCGTGAAGCTAGGGACTCAAATCCATCGTGGGTAAAGGACGGAAAACGAGAGTCACCAAGAGGTCAGTTTGGCGACGTAGCAAAGGCAGCAAAAGAGCTAGCCAAAGATAGAAATGATAAGGATGCAAAAAAAGATGCTGTCAAGGAACTTTCAGAGGACACACAGACCAGTGAAGGTGGCACCGGGTTTTGGGGTTCTCTTGCAAATGCTCTACCCGGAGAAGATAGCTACCCACCCCATAATCATGTTAGAATTAATTATATTTTTCTGGGAACAATTCTTCACTTGGCTTTTACTGCTGCTGCAAAAGGCACATCCTTGAAAGAGATTAGAAATATTGTAGGTCCGTTTGACTATAGAGATCCTATCTCTGGCAGCAGAAAAAACATTTGTCTGGCAGACGTTCCAATCGCACTCAACATGTTCAAGATGTGGTTTTTTGAAAACTGCGTGATCCCACAAAGACAGTCTTGGGTACTCAAGGATTTTTTACAAAACCTTATAGCCTCACTAGTCCAGCCAGCCATGGGCGAAGATTGCTTTGGTGCCTGCGCTACCGGATTTAAGTCTAGGTTGAACTCTAGAATTCTTGAATTACCACTAACAGATAACAAAGAATGTAGAATTACTGGAACTAAAAGTGTCTCATCCTTCGGCGGCGGTGGTACGCAGTCAATGGAAGGTAAAAAGATAAAAGACTATCCATCTGGGGTCAACGCAACAGGATTAGAATCTGGGAGTTATTTATTTTTATATTCTTCGGGGGCATCGACTAATCTAGGACCACCAAAGTCTGGAACGAGAAAAGATCGTGATGCAAAAGAGGGAGTTTATCATTTCGTTATTGGTGCCGACAGAGGTTTGGTTAAAAAGATTAATTTCAGCAGAATGGATGCTCCGCACATTCAGGCGTCACGAATTGCTGGGCAAACTTCTGGTTATAGAAGAGAGGCTTATAACGCTGACGTTGATCTTGTAGGAAACTGCATGTTTGTTCCGGGCTCATTAGTTTTTATTGATCCCGGTGCGTTTACTTCAGGCGGGGATTCAGGAACTGAAGGATCGGCAGCAAACGTATTAGGTATCGGCGGGTATTATTTAGTCGTGAAAGCCGAAAACTTTATAGAAGCTGGAAAATTTGAAACAAAACTAACCTGCAAACACCAGTCTTTTGGCACTGGGTTCAAAGCAAAGATTGATCAATATTGCCAACCAGAGAAGAGAGGCAAGGAATCATGCCCCGATGCATGCAAAGAAGAAGAAGAAGAAGCACCAACGGCACCAACGAAAAAGCCGGAAGGTGAAAAACCAGCAGGTGTTGTATAATGAAAAATCAATTTCTTTTCGACAATGAAGACATTACATATCCAAAGGGCAGCAATAGATTGCGAGCTTATGGGTCTTTTTATTTTAGGGACATATACGACTGCTACATCTTTAGAGATGCCAAGGCAGATTTGTGGTATAATAAAGAGTTTCAGTTTTTTGGCAGAGTTAACGATCAAAAGCAAGTCGTTGTGGTGTCCGAGGCGGATCTGAGGCAGCTTCCGAACACCAAAGAGACAATCTTAGTATTGCCGCCGGTTGCTGAAGCGTTTAGGCAGATGAGTGAGTATATAAACAGGGCTGTTTTTAGGGGTGATATAGAAAAAAAGGGATCTTTACTGGCAGAGCTAAAGGCTAAGCGGGGTTTTAAGAGTGCTCACAAGTCGTACAAAGATTACAACTCAGCACTGTACGCAACATTTACAGGTGAGTTTATGAACTCGTCCAGAGATCGAAAGTTTCGAGATTTTGAATCTTTTATTGAAATATATCTTGACTTTTTTCTTAGAACTGGTAACTTTATTCCTTGGACTAGGGAGGGTTTTTTGTTATCAAAAAATTCATCACCGCTATACAGTGGAATGTGTATAGAGATTGACAAGGCAGATCATTCAGATGATAAATTAAAAGCAAAGTATGTTAATGACAAGAATTTTAATTTTTTCAAAAAGGTGGCTAATCGATATGGTTTTATACTTGACAAAAATGCACCATGGAGACTGATACCTGACTTGAATTCTAGAGGCATGATAAGGGCTATGAAGAAAACAGGCACAAGCCCAGAAAAGTTTTATGATGATTATTTCGTAAAGACTCATGAGTGGGAATTACAAAATTTTAAACATGTTCTGTGGGGATGGTATAATAGCTATGTTAGTGCAAACCCATATGTTCAAGTTATAGATCTTGACAGAGAATCGACAGAGCCAGAGTTAGAGAAAAGAGAAGCCTATACGGAAGAGCAGCTTTTTGCTCGATACTCTGATCACTACTTTATTAAGCTTTATATTTACATGAGGGCGATAGAGACAAACCAAGGATGGGAGCAGGGTACTTTTGATAGAGTCGTGCATCGAGCCCGAGAGATCTTGAGGTATCAGGGCTTGAAAAGAGCAATGCTCTATGTACACAAAAACATCGATCCCTGTAGCGAGAAGATGACCAGAGAACTTTTTGATCAAAAGTCCTTGACAAGAAAAGCATTGAATGCTATATTATTGGAAGGAAATAAAAAATACCAAAACCCTTTCAGTTATTACTAGGCGATAAATGATTTTTCAAACTTTAGATGACAAGAGACATTGTGCGGGATATTATGCAGATGGAAAGCTTCACTATGATGCTGTGCCTTCGGCAGAAAATCTTACCGGGACTTGGGGATTTAACCCTCATATTCTTAGCGGCGTTCGATACGCTCAAGTGTATGCAAATGGCAAGAGTTTAGATCAGGTATGTCCAGATTCCGCAAAGAAAGATTGGCAGCAAGCATCAGCAAAGATGAAGGCGTTTTTGCGATCTTTTCAGGAGAGCGGCGTGTCTCTCGCAGAGCATTGTTTCTACGACTTGGTGCCTGAGCGTCCACTGATGGATTATTGCGAGGTTAAAAATATAATTTGTCAGCATGTTTTTGACAACTACGAAAAGCCTAAGAATTATAATTTTTTATCTGAGGTGGGTAAGGTAATTTCGCAGATTGAAAGACGACCGTTGAACATAAATTTAGATAATGTTTCAAAAGATCTTTCTAAGCCCTCCGTTTTAAACTACTGGAAAAAAGTTAGAGGCACAGAACAGACGATTAAGTATAACTTGTTTGGCACAAAAACTGGTCGCCTATCCACCTTCAAGAACAGCTTTCCGATTCACACTCTCGGACGAGAGGCAAGAAGAACTATCGAACCTACAAACGATTTTCTCGTAGAGCTAGATTTTAATGCTGCCGAGCTTCGAACACTTCTCGCACTGTCAGAACAGCCCCAACCAGCCGGAGATATTCACGAGTGGAACATTAAAAACATTTTTAAAGGACCACACACTAGAGAAGAAGCAAAGAAAAAGATTTTTGCTTGGCTATACAACCCGAAAAGAAAAAATGCGGCACTAGAGAGCATCTACAATCGTGAGGATGTGGCACAAAGGTACTTCAACGGGAGTCAAGTGAACACTGTTTTTCACAGGACGATTCCAGCAGACCACAAGCACGCATTAAACTATATTATTCAGAGCACAACCAGTGATTTGTTATTAGATCGCCTTGTAGCTGTCAGTAAAATGATCGAAGACAAAAAATCTTTTGTGGCTTTTTGTATTCATGACAATTTAGTTCTTGACATGAAGGCAGATGAGTGTTATATTGTACCTGAACTTGCAAACTTGTTCTCTAAAACCTTGCTGGGCGAGTATAAAGTGAACATGCGAGTTGGAAAGAATTTTGGAGAAATGAAGGAGATTGATTTATGGACGCAGTAATAGGATTAGGCTCAGCAGGGTGCGCTATTGCCGATTGTTTTTCTCAGTATCCGCAGTACGAGATCTATAAGATTGATACGGAGATTGAAGCTGGAAAAAATAATTTTGCTATGCCTCATCAAATCTCATCGGAGTTGTACGAGAGAGAATGCCCAGACATGACTAAGTTTTTTAAAAACTTTGACGAGAACACGAATGTTACCTTTGTTATGTCTGGTGGCGGGAAGATTGCAGGTGCATCTTTAAGAGTTCTTGAGGCTATTAAAAACTGTAATATAAACATTCTCTATATCACGCCAGATATTTCTCTGATGGGTGGTCGAAAATATATTTTAAACAGGATCTCTTTTCATGTGTTGCAAGAATATGCTCGTTCGGGATTGTTTGAAAAAATATCCTTGATATATAATCCTGCAATAGAGAGCATTATCGGTGATGTTCCGGTGAAGGGTTACTACGATAATCTTAATGAGGTGCTGGCTAGCACTGTTCACATGGTAAATGTGTTTTCAAATACAGAGCCGGTGTTCGACAACGTGGGTGAAACAGAAGAACATCATCGCATTTGTTCGTATGGAATTATTAATCCAGAAACTGGTGAAGAAAATTTACTTTTTCCTCTTGACAACGTGAGAGAAAAGGTGTATTATATAGGCATATCAAAAAATGCATTGAGCGACGGCTCTTATTTCAAAGAGTTGAAGAGCAGCATGCGAAAGAAAGCGGAGGATGAAGATGTAAAGATTTCATTTCAAATCAATGAAACGAAGTATGATGAAAATTATGCATATTATATTGCATACGCAGATGAAACACAAAGTGAAAAAAACTTAAAAAACTTCTTGACAAAACCTAAAGATTAGGTTATATTATAGACTCAATAAAATGAAAGAAAGATTATGTTTGAAGTAAATGGAAAAAAAAGAGAAGTCGGGGAATACTTTAGCGAGCGCAAGCACAAGCCAAAGAAAGATGTTCGAGGCAAAGTGGATCGTGCTCAATGGGAGGTGATAAAAGAGTTCGCTTTGTTTCAGGGCTGTCCACAAACTGCGGTTGAGGATGCTCTGGTGCAATTTGCGGCAGATCACGCTTACATCCATGCCAAGCGTGTAATGCAAACAGGAGAATTTAGGCACTGGAAAGAACTTAAAGAGCGAAAGCAATCAACCCGTCGCCCAAGCGACAACACAGAAAGTCAATAAACAACAGGAGAAAAAATGACTACTATTGATACTACAACCACAACTGTAACAGCACACAACGCTACCTTCACGAAGAAGAGTGGAGAAAGTCGGACGATGAACTTCGTCAAGATTAATCAGCTTCCAGAATCATTTGTAAATACTCAAATCTCTGGCACTGGCACTGCTCGAACCTTGGCTGAGGGACAGGAATTGGTTTGGGATCTTGACAATAACGGTTTCCGAATTTTTAATTGGAATACTGTCGTTGGCGAAGTCACATCAAATGAAGTTTCTTTTGAAACTTCATTTAACAACACCACAAACACTGTGGTACAATAACTAAAGAAGATGCTTGGGATATTTGCCAAGCATACTTTAGGGTAATTAACCCAAAACTTAACTATAGGAGAAAAAAACATGGGTATTGATCTAAAAAAGATGCGAGATAAGTTGAACCGACTTCAAAACGGTGGACGTGGAGGTAATCGAAAGAGTAACTTCTGGCGTCCGAGCGATGGGGAACAAACAATTCGTATTGTTCCTACCGCAGACGGAGATCCCTTTAAGGAATATTGGTTTCATTATAACTTGGGGCAGAACGCTGGGTTTCTTTCACCAAAGAGGAACTTCGGGGAAGAAGATCCGTTGAATGATTTCGTTCGTTCCCTATATAACGAGGGTACGGAAGAGAGCATTAAGATGGCAAAGTCCCTGTCCGCACGCCAGCGATTTTTCGCACCAGTGATTGTTCGTGGTGAAGAAAACCAAGGTGTCCGTGTCTGGGGTTTCGGTAAGACTGTTTATGAGCAGCTTTTGAACTTGGTGCTCAATCCAGAGTATGGAGACATTACCGATCCACAGGAGGGTACTGACCTAACCCTTCAATACGGTAAGCCTGCTGGGGCAGCATTCCCAGTGACTCGCCTGACTCCACACCGCCGAGCTTCTGCAATCTGTCCAGACATTTCACCAGAGGAATGTGCAGAACTGCTGGAGACCGTACCAGACTTTGACTCTCTCTTCGAGCGAAAGTCGCCAGATCAGGTACAAACGATGCTTGACGAATATCTGGCTTCAGACAACGCCGAAGAGGTCTCTTCCGAGACCACAAAGTATGGTGGCGATACTTCAGCCACTTCTACTAATTCTGTAGAGGCTGCGTTTAATGAACTTCTAAGTTAAGTTCTTCCACCCACAGGGAGGCACAGGGTTATCAGGTGCCTCACTTTTTTATATTTTATAAGGTGGTGTAATGGCGAAAAATAATAAAAGCGCAGGCAAAATGTCTATTGCCGATATGCGTAGGATGATTAATAAGAAACATGGTCAAAATGTAGCTTACAGCCTTGCCGAAGAAAACCCAACAGACGTTACAGATTTCATTCCCACCGGATCAAGGTGGCTAGATTCTATTATCTGTAGGGGTAAATTGGGTGGTATTCCTGTAGGCAAGGTTAGTGAGATCGCTGGCTTGGAGGCAACAGGCAAGTCTTACATGGCAGCGCAGATTGCAGCGAACGCACAGAAGATGGGAATCGACGTTGTTTACTTTGATGCAGAATCAGCAATTTCTTCAGAGTTTCTGACAGCGGCTGGTTGCAACGCAGAAGATATTTTATATGTTCAGGCTAGCTCAGTGGAATTTGTGTTGGAGACAATTGAAGATATTCTTTCGCAAGCAGAAAACAGAGTTCTTTTTGTATGGGATAGTTTAGCACTCACACCCAGCGAGACAGATATTGCGGGTGACTTTAACCCACTTTCATCGATGGCGGTTAAGCCACGAATCTTATCAAAGGGAATGTCTAAACTGGTTCAGCCTATTGCTAATGCAGGGGCAACACTCCTAGTGTTAAATCAGTTGAAGACAAACATTACAAGCAATGTAGCTGAGGCAATGACAACTCCATACTTCACGCCGGGAGGCAAGGCAATGCACTATACTTATAGTTTACGTGTCTGGCTAACTGGTCGTAAGGCTAAGGCTTCGTTCATCATGGATGATCGTGGTTTTCGAATTGGCTCAGAGGTAAAGGTCAAGCTAGAGAAATCTCGTTTTGGCACTGCTGGTCGTCAGTGCGCCTTTAAGATTCTATGGGGTGGAGAAGTCGGAATCCAAGACGAAGAGAGTTGGTTCGAAGCGGTTAAAAGCTCAACGCACCTAACATCTGCTGGTTCATGGTACACTCTAACACATGAAGACGGAACAACTGAAAAGTTTCAGCCTGCTAAGTGGATGGATAAAATGTCTTCAGAGAAATTTAGAAATAGGATTCTTCAACTTATGGACGAAGAGGTTGTTTTAAAATTTGATCAGCGTCAGGGCGATGCTTTGACATATTATGATATTGATGGCGATGTAGAAAGTGAGCCCGAAGTTTCAGATAAATAAATTTTATGCTTGACAACTAGCCTTTAGTTGTGTATATTGTATATACATAGCTAAAGGCTTTATTTTTAAACAAGACCGTGGAGATCGGATATGACGAGCAAGGGCGACAAAAAGAGAGTGTTGGTTATTGACGCACTGAATATGTATTTCAGGGCTTATATAGTTGATCCATCTTTGTCTACAAATGGACAGCCAATCGGAGGTATGAAAGGTTTTTTAAAAATCCTTCAGAAGCTATGCAGAGATACAGACCCAGATCAGGTTGTTATCTGTTGGGACGGGGCAGGCGGCTCATCTCGTAGAAAGAGTACGGTTAAGGAGTATAAGGCAGGTAGAAAACCTATTCGACTAAACCGCAGCATTCGAAACTTATCGGAGAGCGAAGAGGTAGAAAATAAAATTTGGCAGCAAACACGATTGTTCGAGTATTTAAATTGCATGCCGATCATTCAACTCATGATAGATAATGTGGAAGCAGATGATATTATCTCTGCCGTAGTCCAACACCACACTCTCAAAGACTGTCAAAAGGTAATCGTATCTAGTGACAAAGATTTCTTTCAGTTGTGTGATGACACGACAATTCTTTTTAGACCGGTTCAGAAAGAGGTCTTAAATAAAATTAATATTATAGAAAAACACGGCATCCATCCTTTGAATTTTGCTCTTGCTCGGGCGATTGCTGGCGACAAGTCTGACAACTTGCCGGGAGTGCAAGGTGTAGGTCTGCCAACCGTGGCGAAAAGAATCCCTTTTCTATCTGATGAACGATCTGTGACAATTGATGAGGTCATAGAACACTGCAAGACAATGAGTGAAGAGACTGGACTGAAAGTTTTTTCAAATATAGTTGAACAAGAAGACATAGTTAGGTTAAACTATAAAATGATGCAGCTTTATATGCCCTCAATCCCGGTACAAGGAAATCAGAAGATAGACAGTGCTTTGACTAGCTTTGAATATCACCTCAATAAGACAGAAGTACACAAAATGATGGTGTTCGATGGTTTCGGTGAGTGGAATTGGAGCGATCTGTTTCAAAAGCTAAAGAGAATTTCAGTAGAAAATAAATAGGAGATACAACATGACACCACCAGAAACTAGTTTTGCCAAATATGGCACAAGCTTTCAAGAAAATTTAGTTCATCTTATTTTTGAAGATCGAGCTTTCTCTGATCAGATTAGGGAAGTCTTGGACGTAGAATTTCTAGAAGTAAAATATCTTCGTCTGTTTCTGGACAGGATGTTTACACACAGGGACAAGTATGGGGTTCACCCTTCAAGAGATGCAATGACTACCATGCTCAGGACCGAGCTTGACGGAGAAAACGAAGTCGTTGTGAAGCAGACAAGGGAGTTCTACGCCAGAATTTTATCGGCAAAATCTAAAGTCAACGATGAGGAATATATTAAAAGTGTTTCTCTAGACTTTTGCAGAAAACAAAAATTAAAAGAAGCACTTCTTGAGTCAGCAGATCTTATTAATCGAGTTAGTGCAACGTCATACGATGAGGTCAGAAAAAAGATTGACTGTGCGCTCAAGCTGGGCAGTGAAAATAATTTTGGATATGATTACTTGGCAGACTTTGAAAAGCGGTTCGAGCTAAAGTGCAGAAACCCTATTTCTACTGGCTGGAAAAAGATTGACTCCATCACTCAAGGTGGCTTGGGGATCGGAGAGCTAGGTGTTGTTATCGCTCCTACTGGCGTTGGTAAATCTATGGTACTTGTTCATTTGGGAGCGGAAGCTCTAAAGGCTGGTAAGACTGTAGTTCACTACACGCTAGAACTCGGAGATACAGTAGTCGCATCTAGATATGATAGCTGTATCACTGGCATCGGCTTGTCTGATCTTTTTACACACAAGGATGATATTTATGATCAAGTTAAAGATGTAACAGGTCGGCTAATCGTAAAAGAGTATCCTACAAAAACAGCCACAACAGCCACTTTGACTAACCACTTGGAAAAATTGATAGCCAGAGGAATTAAGCCTGATATGGTGTTGGTAGATTATGGTGATCTTCTTCGACCAATCGACAAAAGAAAAGAAAAAAGAAACGAGCTTGAGTCTATTTATGAAGAGATGCGAGCCATGGCACAGACTTACGAGTGTCCGGTCTGGACAGCATCTCAAACGAACAGGACAGGGTTAAATGCTGAGGTCATTACAATGGAATCTATTTCAGAGGCTTTTAATAAGTGCTTTGTGTCTGATTTCATCTGCACCATTTCCCGCACAATCGAAGACAAAAACACAAATGAGGGTCGAATGTTCGTAGCCAAGAACAGAAACGGACCAGATGGCATTGTGTTTCCTATTTTTATGGAGACTAGAAATGTTAATATCAAGGTGCTAGATCAATCTTCGGAGACACCTGCGTCGTTGGCGGCGAATGCCGCAAAAAGGCAAGCCGAAAGTTTAAAAGAAAAATATAAAAATTTCCGTACAGGGAGAAAGGATTTAAAAGGGGAGACAGATGTTCAATAGAGAAGAGGTTTATAATTCCACACTGGAATACTTTGGTGGAGATGAGTTAGCTACAAATGTCTGGATGACAAAGTATGCTTTGAAAGATAAAGAGGGGCAGTTTCAAGAAAAGACGCCTGCCGACATGCACAAGAGGCTTGCCTCTGAGTTTGCAAGGGTCGAGAAGTTTCATAATTCTGGTCACGAGTTGTCAGAGGAACAAATTTATAATTACCTGAAGGACTTTAAATATATTGTTCCGCAGGGTTCGCCAATGATGGGGATCGGAAACAATTATGTAAACGTGTCACTTTCTAACTGTGTGGTAGTGGCATCACCAGAAGATAATATTTCTTCTATTATTGATTCAGGAAAAGAGTTAGCAAATTTATTTAAGAGGCGTTGTGGAGTGGGCTTAGATATTTCTAACCTGCGACCAGACGGGGCGAGTGTTAATAATTCTGCTGGAACTACGACAGGTGCGTGGTCCTTTGCAGATTTTTATTCTTATGTCTGTCGAATGATCGGGCAGAACGGTCGCCGGGGTGCTCTAATGATTACCATGGATGTTCGCCACCCAGACATTGAGCAGTTTGTCACCATGAAGCATGACTTGACGAAGGTCACAGGTGCAAATGTCTCTATCAAAATGAGCGATGATTTCATGGAAGCTGTTCGAGACAATCGAACTTTCACTTTGCAATTCCCAATCGGCTCCGACGCTCCGACACACACGAAAGAAATTGATGCATCTGCCCTGTGGGATACAATCGTAGAGTCTGCGACTAAGACAGCCGAACCCGGATTGCTGATGTGGGGTAATATTGAAAAGACCCTACCGGCAGAATGTTATGCAGACGTTGGTTTTAAAACTATCTGCACCAACCCGTGTGCTGAGATTCCTTTATCGGCTTATGATAGTTGCCGCCTCATTTCTATCAATTTAAAAAACCTAGTTACTAATCCATTTACAGAATCTGCTGCTTTTGATTATAAAAAGTTTTCCGAAGTTGTAAAGGCTGGTATGAGACTGTCAGATGACTTGGTGACTCTTGAGTCTGAAAAGTTGGATGGCATCATTGATGCATGTGACACAGAAGACGAAGTAGTTCTTTGGAAGAAATTAAAAACTGCTGCGCTTGATGGTCGTCGAACCGGACTAGGAACTCATGGGTTGGCAGATGCGCTATCAAGGCTTACGTTAGCGTATGATTCTGACGAGGCGATCCAAACAGTCACCCAAATTTACAGCACTCTCAGGAATGAGGCATATAGAGAAAGTGTAATTCTGGCAAGGGAGCGTGGAGCCTTCCCAGTGTTCGACTCTAGCAAGGAAATGTCAAATGAATTTTTGAGAGAATTGCCTGACGATATTCGGATGATGATGCACGAGTATGGGCGTAGAAATATCTCTATCCTAACAAACGCTCCGACGGGCTCTGTGTCTATTATGTCTCAGACTAGTTCAGGTCTAGAGCCTGTATTCAGAAACTCTTATATTCGCCGCAGAAAACTAGAAACGGCTGAATACTCAGATACAGATTTTGTAGATGAGCTTGGGGATCACTGGAAAGAGTTCGAGGTATTTCATCATAATGTTCAGGAGTATTTTGATCTCAATGATGATGCTACCGAGCTACCCGCTTTCTTCACTGAGAGCGATCAAATTGATTGGCTGAAAAGAATCGAGATTCAGTCAGCTATTCAAAAGAATATTGATCACGCAATTAGTTCTACAATTAATTTGCCAAAAGAAACCCCCACGTCTGTAGTGTCTGAATTGTATTTAGAAGCTTGGAAGCAGGGCTTGAAGGGTGTTACTATTTATGTTGACGGTAGTCGCAGCGGTGTTCTTGTTACTAATGATGAGACCACAGAAGATTTCCCACAGCACAGCGCACCCAAGAGACCAGAGCTTTTAGACTGTGACATTCACCACACAACCATTCAAGGCGAGAAGTGGCTAGTTTTAGTTGGGCTGATGGATGATAAACCCTACGAAGTTTTGGCTGGTCAGGCTAGTCTTATTGAGATTCCAAAGCGGTACACGAAGGGTAGTTTGACAAAAACTATTTTTAAGACAAAAAACAACAGATATGACTTGACTTTTGGATACAATGGTGATAGTATTACAGTGAAAGATGTGGTTAAGGCATTTGACAATCCGACAGATGCAGCGTTTACCCGCATGATTTCACTAGGTTTGCGTCACGGTGCGGAGGTGAGGTTTATGGTTGAGCAATTGCAGAAAGATAAAGAAAGCGACATGTTTTCTTTTTCAAAATGCATTGCAAGGATTTTAAAAAATTATATTAAGGATGGAGAGGTTCCTAGCGACAAGGTTTGTTCCGAGTGTGGATCAGAATCTCTTATATATCAGGATGGCTGTGTGACTTGCAGTTCTTGTGGTTACGCAAAGTGTGGATAAATTTAAAAAAACTATTGACAAGCACCAACTAAGGTGCTATAATAATATCACAACCAAAAAGGAGAACTCTTATGAGTGATAACAATAAGAAAACTACAGACGAGTACATCGAGTCTTATATTAAATCAGTTGCTGCGCTTGAAGAAGCACAGGAGCCTTTTAAGGAGCAGCGTCGTGATCTCCGTAAGGAGTATGAAGACAACGGTTGGTTGTCTAAGGATGAGCAACGTCTTGCTGTGAAGGCTTGGAGGCTTATTAAGAACGAAGAAGACATGGAACAGCTTCTAGACTTCTATGAGAAAGTTGCATCGATTCGTCGATAAGGAGTTGATTATGTTTGTACCTTTGAATAGACGAATACTGATCGAGCCAGTATCAGAAGAGAGAGAAGAGTCTTTCGTACTAGTGCCAGAGACTGCCAAGGTGCAACCCGCCCACTCACTTGTAAAGGTGGTGGGCGTTGCCTTTGACTGTGAAAAGTTTAATGGTGAGGTGGGTTCTACCCTCGTTGTCGATGCTTCAATGATTGAAGAGATTAATGTCGGTAAAAGAGTTTACAATGTCATCCTAGAAAACCATGTAATTGGTCTCGTTTATGAAGAGAAGACGGAGGAATAATGTTTAATGAATTTATCGGAATTAATTTGTGCGGCGGTAATGTCGCTTGGAATCCCAAACTCTGATTTTGCTTGCGAGAAGATGGATCTAGTTGTACAGGAGTCTGAAAAAAACAACGTAGAGCCAGAAGTCATGGTTGCCCTGATTCAAACAGAGAGTAACTGGACACCAAGAGCGGTTAGTCATGCCTATGCATGTGGTCTGACTCAAGTCATTCCAAAGTATACTGGCAGTCGAGCTTCTGGTGGTGTCAAATATACTTGCAGCCAGTTAAAGGTTGCTGACACATCCATCATCGCAGGCACTAAAATTTTTAGTTATTGGTTGCACAATTATGGCAAATGTAAGACTGGCGAGTGTCGTATAAAGCATTACAGAATCGGTCTCTGTGGTTACAATGCGGGATACAGATGTAAGGGTGATAACCCAAACAGAAGTGGAAGGCATTATGCCAGCAAGGTTTTAAAGAGAGCCGATAGAATAAAAAAAAGAATGAGAAAGATAAAAGCTGATGCCGAGCGGAAGAGTATTGATGAACGATGAAGGTCAGTTATTTGCTGACGAGATCGTGGTGGGTTGCAACATTGCATCTCTAAGGTTTGCCGAGGAAAATAACATTCCAGTTATTTACACGGGTCAGGATTTCCCAAACTTTTTTGAAGAAGATTCGATTGAAGATTTTACAGAGCTTTGTTTTAATCTTTCGCTTACCGGTCTCCTTCCCTTTGGGGATATGGCTGACTCGATGAGGGTTGATGTGGACTTGCAAGTTTTATCAGTCTTTTGCGGAGCAAAGAGATATAATGTTTTTTATGAAAAGATTTTTATATTTTCTGACAAGAACATTGAGGGTTTGCCCGAACCAAAAAAGAAGAACAAGCAGTACAAGGTTTTAGATTGGTTGGATTTGACCAGTTCGACAGAGCACAACGAAGCTATCTACACCGACTCCGAGTTTGTTAAGAATATTTATTTCTACCCAAGCTTGAGAACTTCTCGAAAAGGTTTTGCTGATGCGGTCGCTGTCTCATTTTTATCAGAAGAGCAGTTGAATGATCCCAACCTATGTGATTCTTATGCTCGTTTAAAGTCGATTAGTTTAATGTCTAGTGCTGGTATTCTTGGCACAAAGATGGGTAGCGGTAGGCACAGACCGCTGAAGGTAAGCCACTCTCACAGGGAGGTGATCGCTGTGGGTAAAAACGAGTACGAAGAACTTCCAAACATAGAGTTCAGATGATTGAAGCCGTTAACAAGGGACCAAACCTGTTTCATCTAGCCGGGATAATACCAGTCGCTGGTCAGCAATTGGAATTTAATTTCCCTTGGCACCCGAGTTTGAATCCAATAAATAAAGATTATCTAGCATTACAGAGGGCAGCTTACGAGTGTGCTATGGCTGGGTGTGAAACGATTTGGGTTGTCTGCCACATGGAAACACAACCCTTGGTTAGAAATGTTTTGGGAGAGTGGGTTACAGACCCCGTATCCATTGGTCGAGGCTTTTATCAGTCTGATAACGTGCGAAGAGTGCCAATCTACTATGTCCCAGTCCACCCGAAGGATCGCCAAAAGCGTGACAGCTTGGGTTGGTCTGTTTTATATGGAGCACTTTCAGCTTATTGGGTAAGTAGAAAGATGAGCAAGTGGTTGACCCCGGACATGTATTATGCGTGTTTTCCTTACGGGGTGTATCCTGTAGAGGTTTTAAAACAGGAGCGAAAAAAAATTTCCAGCAGAAAAAAATTTTTATTAAATTATAAAGGTCAGACCATCAAAGACGGGTTGCCCATAGGATTTACGTTTGATGGTGAGGATTTTAAAAATTGTCGCAGATTTGTTAGGCAAGAAAGCACATCTCTTTTTAATTCGGAGGGCAACCGATTGTCGATGAAAGAAAGATACAGTGCTAGAAACTTTTCCCTTGACAAAGTTTTTGAATGTGTTAATATAGAGGACGCAAATAAAGTTGAGGTGCCTTGGTATCATGACATTTCGACTTGGCAAGGTTATGCGGAGTGCATTGCTTCAGATAAAAAACTAGTAAAACCGAAGGAGTTAAAATATAATGAGTGGAACACAATTCGATCTGATTGGAATAGATCCGAAGGCGAAGGGTCGGACGACGGAAACGAAGATTGAGCATTATTATAATCAAGTACCTTATCATCACAAGGAGCATGTAAGCTTTCCCTATAGATATGATAATTTATCAGTAGATCAAAAGTTTTTTGTTGACAGTTTGTTTGAAACCTGTTATATTAGTTTTGATGAAGATGAGATACAGACAGTTGAAGAAGAGGTAACCAGCCTCACAGAGTATGTAGACGAAATCAAAACATCAGTTAACAATTTACTAAACGTACTATCCAAATAGGAGAACACATGACAGACCGACAGACACCGAGCATTCCATTCGTAGGATTGCATGCACACTCAGTGGCAGGATCACCCTTTGATGGTCTCGGGTATCCACCAGAACACATGGAGTTTGCTTATCAGAATGGCATGAACGCCTTGGCACTTACCGATCACGGCAATGCTAACGGTTTGTCTTATCAGGTTCTGCACGCTAAGAAGATGCTTGCCGACGGTAAAGACTTCAAGCCTATCTTTGGCGTTGAGGCTTACTTCGTACCTTCGATTTCAGAGTGGAAAGAAGAATATGACAAGCAGATGGCACAGAAGAAAGGTCGAGGCTCCAAGAAGAAAGGCGAGAGCCAAGGTACTGTATTTGAGACAGAAGAGCGAAAGAGCAGCGACATTCTTCGTCGTCGCCGTCACTTGATCTTGCTTGCCCAAAACCAGCAGGGCTTGAATAATATTTTTAATCTTATCTCCAAGTCGTTCAAGCCAGAAAACTTTTATCGTTTTCCGAGGGTAGACTATGCTATGTTACGTGAGCACTCCGAAGGCGTGATCGCTGCTTCGGCTTGCCTCGGTGGAGTTTACGCAGGAGACATGTGGGAGAACAAGGATGATGGTCCTGATGCGGTTCTTAGTGCCATGCGTAAAACCACAGACAATATGTTGTCTATCTTTGGCGACAGGTGGTACCCAGAACTACAGTGGAACAACATTCCAGAACAGCACGAGTTAAACAAGTATATTATTCAGGTTGCAGAGGAAAAAGGCTTGGAGCTTATCTCCACGGCAGACAGCCATTACCCCAACCCGGATGCGTGGAAGTCGAGGCTTCTATATAAGAAGCTAGGCTGGCTTGGCAAGGGTGGCGAGATTGACACTGAGTTGCCAGTTGATGTTGATGAAGTTGGCTACGAGCTTTACCCAAAGAATGGCGATCAGATGTGGGAGTCCTACAAGGCTTACTCACAGGGTCACGACTACAACGATGATCTTGTGATGAGTTCGATTACCAACACACACCACATCGCTTTCGATAGGATTGAGAACTTCTTGCCGGACAACACGGTGCGCTTGCCATCGTTTGTGGTACCAGCAGGGATGACAGACACTGAGGCATTGAAGCGGTTCTGTGCAGATAGTTTGCGCTCCCTTGTCAATCGAGATTCACAGGCGTGGTCCGAAGAGAAGAGTCTTAGGTATATTGATCGCCTAAAGTATGAGCTTGAGGTTATTTCAGAGCGTGGCTTTTGTAAATACTTTTTGACAATGAAAGCTATCTCTGATATGGCGCAAGAGCGACAACTGGTAGGTCCGGGTCGTGGTTCAGCCGCTGGTTCTCTGGTGTCTTATGTGCTAGGGATCACTCAGGTTGACCCAATCAAGTACGGACTTCAGTTTGAAAGGTTCCTTACCAAGTCGGGCAAGGGTTACCCAGATATTGACTATGACGTTGCATCGCCAATGGAGCTTAAAGAAGAGTTGGTTGAACAGTGGGGTGAGAGCACTGTTGTTCCCATCTCTAATTGGAATACGTTGAAGCTACGTTCTCTAATCAAGGACATTTCAAAGTTTTATAATATTCCTTTTACTGAGGTCAACTCTGTGACCAGCAAGATGATTCACGAGGCAACACCCCTAGCTAAAAAGAAGCATGGTATCACGGCAGGAGTGTATGATCCGACTTGGGAAGAGGTACTTGAATACAGCAGAAGTTTGAAAACATTTTTGTCCAACTATCCGCAGGTCGAGCCTCACGTCAAGCGTCTGGTTGGGCAGGTACGATCTTGCTCTAGACATGCCGGAGGTGTTGTGGTTGCCGAAGATCTAGACAAACATATGCCACTAATCTATAGTGGGGGTGTTCGTCAGACTCCGTGGTCCGAGGGGCAGAATGTTCGTCACCTTGAACCCATGGGTTTTATTAAGTTTGATATTCTAGGTCTTGCATCTCTGAGGATGATGGAGGGTGCAATCTCTCATATTCTCAAGCGGCATCATGGAGTCGAAGATCCAACTTTTAAAGACGTTCGTGATTATTATAATGAGCACCTGCACCCTGACGTAATTAATTTTAGTGACGCCGACGTATACAAAAATATTTTTTGTGATGGTCGGTGGGCTGGAATCTTTCAGTTTACTGAGAGCGGTGCTCAGAATTTTTGTAAGAGAGCGCAGCCTGACAACATTATTGACTTAGCAGCTATCACGTCCATCTTTCGTCCGGGTCCGTTGTCTGCCAAGGTGGACAGAAACTATGTGTCGTCTAAGAGGAATCCTGATGCGGTCGATTACCCATGTCAGGAATTCAAGGACGTTACAGAAGAGACCTATGGCTTTCTAATCTTTCAAGAACAGATCGCATCTTTGGCACACAAGCTTGGCAAAGACTTGTCACTCGATGAGGGTAACCTACTTCGAAAGCTGTTGACTAAGAAAGGTACAGGAAAGGGTCACGAGGTCAAGGATGGAATCTATAAAAAGTTTTTGACAGGCTGTGTAGAGAAAGGGCTAGAAGAGTCACAAGCGGTTCGGCTTTGGGAGACTTTCGAATACTTCTCTGGTTATGGTTTTAACAAGTCTCATGCGGTGTCGTACTCGATCCTGTCTTATCAGTGTGCTTGGCTCCTGAACTATTACCCAGCAGAATGGATGGCTGCTTTCTTGGATAAGGAGCCTGAAAGTCGAAAAGAAAAGGCACTGAACATTGCGAAATCTATGGGCTTCAGGATTAAGCCACTGGATGTAAATACATCTGGTTCTGTGTGGGAGATTTCTGAAGATGGTCAAGACTTGGTTCAGCCGCTGACTTCTATCAAGGGCTTGGGTGACTCTGCGATGCAGCAGATCATGCAGCACCGCCCTTTTAATACTGTCGAAGACTTTCTTTTCAACGAAGAGATTGTCTACTCCAAGCTAAATAAAAAAGCCTTGGATGTTCTTGCTCGCAGTCAAGCTTTGAACTGCTTAGTTGATGATAGGTTCACGGGGCTGAAGCATTTTTGGTCGTCAGTAGCCGTCGATAGACCTAAGAGTAAGAAGAAGTTGCTTGAAAATATCGAGGCATACTCACCAGAAGGAGACTTTACAGATCAGGAGAAGATTGAATATCTTGTTCGCCTGACAGGTTCTTTTCCCATGAGTTTGGTTCTGAGCGACGATGTGATGGCTAGCCTTGAGAGGTATTGTGTCCCTCCGCTTGGTGAGTTTGATCCTGAGATTGGGGTAGCTTGGTTTATCCCCAGAGAGGTCATTTCTAAAAAGACTAAGAACGGCAAGACATATTGGATTGTTAACACGATTGACATTAGTGGAGGTTCTAATAAAATTAAATGTTGGGGTGTTAATCCCGATAAAGATCTTCTGCACATTAACAGACCATATATGGCAAAATTAGACTATGACGAGCAGTGGGGATTTAGTGCGAGAGGGATTAAGCACAGTTTTAAGCTACTCGCATAATTGCAATTTGTAAAATTTTTTTGCCGGTAAATTTTTGAGATTTTAGCTTTACATACAAAATAGTTTATTGTATACTAATAAAAAGGAGAAACTTATGATTATTGAATATTACAGAACTCACCAGCACGTTGTGCCGCCTACACGATCTAATCCGTCGGATGCAGGACTTGATGTTTACTATTGCCCAGCCTCTCCAGAGCCATTGGCAATTAAGCCGGGGCAAAACGCTAAGCTGCCAACTGGCTTGAAGTTTGGCATTCCACACGGATATATGATTCAAGTGATGAACCGTTCATCGGTGGCGTCCAAGAGAAACCTTGTAGTCGGGGCTCATTGTGTTGATAGTGGTTATGACGGTGAGGTGTTTATCGACATGCATAACATCGGGACCGAAGAACAGTTTATCGAACCAATGGATAAGATTGCACAGTTGGTGCTAGTGCCGGTTGTCAGCTTTAGAGCCCTAGAAACCTCAGACCCGGATCTGTACGGCTGGGAAGCAATTACGATAAGTGAACGGGGGCAAGGCGGTTTCGGATCGACGGGGGTATAGTGTGGGCGGTATAAAAAGAAAGCTAGAGCGACTAAAAGAAAAAAATGCCGAAAAAGAGATGAAGCAGAAATTGTCGATGTTTGATCGACTACCTGAAGAGTGCTTGAGTTGTGAAAAGGTGTTTGACAAAAAAGATCGTTCGATGGTAGAATCTTGGCGAGTCGTTGTAAGAGAGAAAGAAAAGAAAGTAAATCTTTATTGCCCAGAATGTTGGGATTTTGCTCAAAAAATAGTTTTGGAGGCACTTGGAAATGAAAAAGAAGAGTAGTATGGATGTTCACTTTAGCTCAAAAACAAACGAGTGGGACACCCCGCAGGCGTTTTATGATATTTTGGACAGAATGTTTAATTTTACACTAGATCCGTGTGCCACAGAGCAATCTAAGAAGTGTGAAAAATATTTCACAGTTCAAGATGACGGATTAAGTAAAAGTTGGGCAAATGAGACTGTCTTCATGAACCCCCCATACGGAAGGCAAATATCAAAGTGGATCAAGAAAGCATACGATGAGAGTGTGAACAATTCTGCAACTGTTGTTTGTTTAATTCCATCTAGGACTGACACAAAATACTGGCATGATTATGTTATGAAATCTAGCGAGCTTTACTTTATTAAAGGGCGTTTGAAGTTTGGAAATTCCCAGTCAAAGCCTAACTCGGCACCATTCCCCTCAGCGGTGGTGGTGTTTAAGCCCCGCCATGGTGAAGTCATGGGTGGTGGCAACCCAACCGTTTATGGTATGACAAATGGGGGTGTAAAATGCCAGAACTAAAAGAAACTTTGACATATCAAGATGTTTTGCTGGTTCCTCAGTATAGTGATATTCGTAGTCGCAGCGAGGTAGACATTTCTAACAGCTTGAGCGAGAATATAAAGCTCGATGCTCCAATTATTGCTAGTCCGATGGATACAGTGTCTGAAGACGGTATGGCTAATGCTATGTCTAATGCCGGTGGTATGGCTATTGTCCATCGATACAACACTATCGAAGAACAATCTTGGATTGTTAGCAATTCAGATGGTTTAGTTGGCGCAGCCGTTGGCATGACTGGTGATTATAAAAATAGAACGGCGTCAGCTATCACAGCAGGCGCAAAAGTTATTTGTATTGATGTTGCACACGGTCATCATATAGCTATGAAGGATGCTTTGCGGTGGATAAAAGATAATTTTAAAAATGTCCATATTATTGCTGGCAATATCGCCACTTTAGATGGTTTTAATGCATTGTCAGACTGGGGGGCAGATTCAGTTCGCTGCAACATTGGAGGTGGCAGTATTTGCACCACCCGTATCCAGACTGGTCATGGAGTGCCGGGACTGCACACTATTTTTGAGTGCTCCAATTCAGTAAACGCAGGCACTGTAAATATTATTGCAGACGGTGGAATTAAAAACTCTGGCGATATTGTGAAGGCTGTTGCGGCAGGAGCAGACTTTGTAATGCTTGGATCGCTTTTAGCAGGTACGGCAGAATCTCCGGGTCGAGTCTTTGAAAAGGATGGAATAAAATATAAAGCCTATAGGGGCATGGCTAGCCGAGAAGCGCAATCTGATTGGCGTGGTCATTGTGGTACCCCTGAAGGTGTTGCGAGCATGGTGCCATATCGAGGCGAGGTTTCATCTATTATGAAGCAGTTGTGTGGAGGTATTCGAAGCGGCTTTTCTTATTCAGGTGCAAGAACTATTGCAGAGTTACAATCACGAGCGATATTCACACGTCAGACGGGTGCGGGACAAGTAGAGTCATCGGCACATATTGGAGTTTGATTGTGTCGGAGTATGGAGAGGAAAATAAAAAAATTATATTTTCTGACACTGGGAAAACACATGCTGAATTTAAAATAAAACTTCAATATGATGGAATTTCTCAGGGAGATTTTTTTAGACAGGTTGTTTCGGCATACTTAGACGAAGATACTGATTTTATGAACTTTATGCATTCATTAAAGGATCGGCTAGAGTCTCAGTCTAAACGGCAGAGAGATATTGTGAAGAAAGAAAGAAAATTAGCTAAAAAGACTGAAAAAGATTTTACGCTTACAGATAGTGAGGTCGAAAGTATTTTTGACCTATTAGAAAGAGAGACAGGAATATGAGAGAATGTAGTAAGACATGCATGAAGCTTGACGTATCATGCCCAGTTCAAGATTGTAGAATGTGGATTGATTACGAGCAAGATCTTAATTGTACTTTGATTGCTATTGATAATAATGAAGAGAAGCCTATGACGCTTCGAGAGGTTGCTCCAAGGATTGGTGTAAGCTTTCCGAGAGTTAAGCAGATTGAGGATGAAATTTTCAAAAAGCTCAAAAAGAAGCTTCCAGACTACAAAAACAATTTTTAGTCAAAGCAACACGGACTTTTTGCTTATTAACGACTATTTATACATTGAAAGGCACTTCTGAAACTTGTGCTTTTATAAACTAACTTTAGGAGAGAGTAGAAAATGAAAAAAAATGAAAAGGGAACTATCCTTAACGAGACAACTATCCGAAGATTTATGAAGCTGGCAAATATTGCGCCTCTTGCAGAAAATTACTTGGGGCAGTTTACTGAAGAAGACGAAGAGCCAGAAATGGAGGCGGGAGTCGAGTCCGAGATGGGTGGTGAACCCGATGCAGCCATGGGAGACATGGGAGACATGGGAGACATGGACGCTGCACCCGCCGAAGGTGGAGCATCAGGCGTCTCACAAGAGGCAGTTGAAGAAATCGTACAAGCTATCGCCTCAGCAGTAGAAGAGGTTACCGGCACATCTGTTAGTGCTGAGCCAGCAGCCGATGCCGAAGCACCGGTAGATATGGGTGGCGAACCTGAAATGGACATGGGCGGTGATGAGCCTGATCCCGCTACCAGATATGAAGCTAAGCAATCTGATGACGAAGAAGAAGTCGAAGAGGGTAAAATGGCTTACAAGCGTGAAAAAGACGAAGAAGTCGAAGAGGGCAAGAAAGCTTACAAGCGTGAAGAAGACGAAGAAGACGACGAAGATAAGATGAAGAGCGAGCAGCTTATTAATCGTATCGCTAAAAAGGTTGTCGAACGACTTCAAAGAGAACTGAAGTAATTGCTTTACTCTCTCTGAGTATAGGGGCATCGTTTCGATTTTCTATACGGGACGGTGCCTTATTTTTTGAAAGGCGGCAATTTTGGAAATATTTTTAGGATTTATTTTTGGCTACGTGGTCGGCAACATCTATTCCAGACTAGTTACCATGAAGCGAGAGAGGATGGCAGTAACCATGGCTCAAATTCAGGCTTTAAGGTTGTTTTCGCAAAGCGTGCTCCACTATGGGCATCTAAGACAGTGGCATGATAATGTCGCAATTGGTCTCGATGACATTAAGACAAGCGCACTTGAAAAAGCTGCTGAATCAGAATCATTATCCCTAAAAGAACTAGATGAACTGTCCCAGTTTTGGAACAGCAGCTATGAACAGGATCTAAAGTCGCTTTGGAACAACTTTGAGTACGATATGCGGGGGTTTAAAGAAACCTCAGTTTCGTTGATTCGAGAGTCGTTCACGGGTTATGGCGACCCACCTTATGAAACTTGGCAGCAGGCTATGCATTGGCTGGCAATGTTTGAGATGAAACTAAAACAGCAACAGAAATTGGAGGATGTAAAAGATGCAGAATGATGTTTTAATGCTTGAAGAGTTGAGAAAACTCGTCAGAAGTGAAATGGAGGCTGCGGAAAGACTGCGCCCTAGTTTCTTGCTAGAGAGCCCCGAGGCACTCGACGAAATCGGTGCAAAGAAAAATAAATATGCCATGAAAGCGGTGTTTCTTTTCGGTCCAGCAGGTGCAGGTAAGGGTTTTATTTCAAATGACTTTTTGGGGATTCCGACTCAAGAAAAGGGGGTCAAGAACGGTTTTTATACTTACAACCCAGACAACTTCATCGAAGATATTTTCCCAGCGTTTGGAATTCCACTGAAATTTGCTAATGCGGCAGAGGGTGATGATGCCTCTCTAGAAGATTTTCAGCAAAAGGTTCGTGAGCAAATTCAACAGTGGGCAAAGAACGAAGGTGTAATGAAGCTGATGGGAGCACAGCCGATTCTTTTTGACACTACTGGTGAAAAAGTAAAAAAGATGGTCGGGAGAATTAAAAAACTTACCAAGATGGGATACAAAGTAGGGGTTGCCCAGATCTATGTACCTAGAGAGATTTCAGTCTCTAGAGATCAAGGTCGAGAAAGGACAGTCGGCGCAAGTCGCACAGCAGACATTAACGACAAATATCGTGATCAGGTGGTAAAAGCCAGAGGGTACTTTGAGTCACTGGGTGGTCTTGATGGTGTAGAAATTTTTGGCTCAGGTGTTTATCCCAACTTGTTTGAACTAGATCCAGAGTCAGGAACCGTTGGTCAGCCTCTCCCCGGCGTTACACAGGACATGTTAGATTCACTTGATATAGATCAGCAAAAGGCTCAGGCACTTTTGGATGAAATGAAAACTGATGCCGAGGCGTTTCTTAATTCACCCAGAACAAAAACAGGCGAGATGCTATATCAGGCACAGCGAAGAATGATTAAGCTGACAGGTAGCAAGGGCGGTCGTCACTTTGGTAGCCACAGTTTGGCAGATTTGGAAATGATTTATGCAGAAGCTTTTCAAGAAGAGTTCCCAGAAGCAGCTAGTGATCCACTAATTAATCAGGCAGCTAAATATTTAGCATCTCTTGGTGGCGTGGAGAATGCGGCATCAACTAGTGGTGCTCTCCCCGGCGACAAGCCCGAGCTTGATGGCACCCTGCGCTCACAAGATTCTAAACATATGATTGATACAGACAAGACAAACCCTATCAAGGTTGGTCAAGAGTTTCCTAAGAATGTAAAAAAGGGCGAATTTGGTCCCAATCCCCGTCAGGGACGAAACCCTGATAGCAAGGGTCGTGCCAAGGTCAGGGTCAGAGAGAGCTTCGAGGACAGCATCCGAGAGATTGTTAGAGAATCTGTCTTGAGAATAAAAAAGAATAATCTGTGAGCTTCGCCATGAACGAAGATACTGAATACATCATTAAAAGGGTGTTCGATAGCCTCGTAGAGAGATTCTTAGAACAAGAAGAGAATGTCGTTATTGTAGATCGCTTGTTTATGGCGAAGTCTATCGTGCGAGATGTTGTCGAAAAGAAATTTAGTGGCGAGTATACTTCAGAAGCAGCCGCAAGAATATTAAAAATAGTTGAAAAATATTTAAGTGGAGATATTGATTTAATTCGTGAAGATGGCGAGATTAAAGTCAAATTGAACACTAATTATGATGAGGAGAGGCAAAAAGCCTTAGACTCGTTAAGGAAAGCTTACAGTAAAATGCTTGGGGAAATGATGCCACCGAGCGATAAAAACAATGAATGAGGTGTAAAATTGGTTTTTGTAATTAATAGCGGCGATGAAGAGAAGAGTGAGTTGATTCCCGAGACTGGGGAAGAAAAGGAACCTGAAGGGGAAGAGCTGCCGCTCTCCGAAGAAGAGCTTGATAAGGTTCCACAAGTAATAGTGCTGTCGCCGCCATCATCGAGTGGTAGTGACGAAGACAAACCAAAAGTTAGAGCAATTGGGTTGATTGGCAATGTTGACGAAGATAGAGCTTCGGAGGTCATTTATGGCATGATGATCATGAAAAAGACCGCACAGAAGAAAGTTTTAGTTGACGAAGAAGATCCGTCTAAAGGTACCGAACTCACCTGCCAGCCTTTTGAACTGATTATTTCGACCTTTGGTGGCAGTGCGTTTGAAATGCTTGGCATCTACGACATGATGAAGCAGGTTCGAGAAGACTGTGATATTAAAACATTGGGTATCGGCAAGGTGATGAGTGCCGGAGTTTTGCTTCTAGCTGCCGGAACAAAAGGTCAACGCAGAATCGGTGCAAACTGTCGAGTAATGATTCATAGTGTTATCGGTGGTTCTCATGGTGCAATTCACGATCTTGAAAATGAAATGGAAGAAATTAAGTGGATGCAGGAAAGGTACATTAAGATTTTAGCGCAAGAAACTAAAATGACCGAAAGATATATCAAGGGTCTTTTGAAGAAAAAGATTAATGTTTATCTTGATGCAGAAAAGGCGGTCGAGTTAGGTATTGCTGATATTATTGTTTAAGTTTGGAGAGAGAAGATGAGTGTAGTCGATAAATATTTTTACAACCAAGCAAGCGCACAGAAGCTGGGCTGGGAGCCGTCTTGGTTTGGAGCAGAGAATTTTGAAGACGATTTAATTAAAAAGATCAGAGCATTCCAGAGAAAGTTGGGAGTTACTCCTGACGGTCTTTGCGGTCCAGCAACATTTAGAAGAATTTTTACTGAAAGACAGTCAAACACTTCTTTAATTATTCCGAAGGTACAGTCAAAAACTAATAATTATATTATTTGCAACAGCAAGAAGATTCCAATCAACTGGGATAAAGTTGTTCTTTGGGATGAGCCCGGTGGTTTGATTTGTGAAGATGATACATATTCATCCTATGCGGGGAAGCCAGAGCGAAAGGTTACAATGTTTGTTAATCACTGGGATGTTTGTTTATCATCCGAGTCTTGCGCTCGTGTAATTAAAAATCGTGGCATCAGCGTTCACTTTATGGTTGACAACGACGGCACAATCTATCAGGCTATGGATACACAACATGCGGCTTGGCAAGCTGGAAATAGAACTGTCAACCATACGTCAGTTGGTGTTGAGATTGCCAACGCTTACTACCAGAAGTATCAGAACTGGTACAAGAAAAATGGTTTTGGTCCACGACCATTGTGGAAAGACGTGGAGGTTCACGGCAGAAAACTTAAACCGTTTCTCGGATTTTATGATGTTCAGATGGAAGCAACAGCGGCAATCTGGAAAGCCATTCATGATGCATACGGTATGCCGCTCGAATGCCCCAGAGGTTCCGATGGTAAGATGCTTACAACAGTAGATCCAAAAGTCCCATCGGGCGACTTCGAGGGTGTTGTACACCACTTTCATGTAACCAAAAGAAAGATAGATGCAGGTGGGTTTCCTATTGATGAATACTTGGAGAAGATAAAGTGAGTTTAGAGGAACAAGTGGCAAAACACTTCGAACAAAGACTTGAGTGGTCTGAGCTGAAAAGCATGATCGCTGAAGCTCTCCAAGAGGAAAAAGAGAAAGTAATCGCAGAGGGGAGCAAGCCCGGTGGAGTTGATCTTGAGCAAGCGGTCGTTGATGCGATCAATGGAAAACAGCCAAAGCACTTTCTTCAATTCGTGAGCAACCTTAAATATTCAAAACATCAGTTTACAAGCGCAGACAAGTTAGATGTTGGCACACCTTCCGAAGACTGGCTTTCGTGGGGCGGTAGAGACAACACCTCAAAAGCCGATATTGTAATCGACGGCAACGGTGTCTCAATGAAGATGGGCGCATCGGCTATGCTATTTGGTTTTGGTCCCGGTGATGCCGGGGCGTGCATGGCTGCTGCTCTTAGTTCGCTACCCAATGAGCAGTTCACCCAGAGTGGCGAAGTAAAGCAACTTCTGTCGGCATTGCGCTCAATGGGCTCTGCTATCGGTAGAGCACCTCTGTCAACATTGAAGAAAGCACGAGAGCTTTCTAGAACTGATGACCAATTCAGTTCAGCAGGAACAGCCGATGACGCCTTAACACAGGCGGCGGGTAATGTTGGCTATGATTACAGTCCTGAAGCTAGGGCTGAATTATCTAAACAGGTTCAAAAGGCAAAAGATGCAGATAAGAAAGCTCTCGATAAGATCAGAGGATACATCAAAAAAGGTGTTTTTTCTGTCGATGGAGAAACGGGGGAGCAGGCAGCAAACAACTACAAACTCGGTGATGAGCTTGAGGCAACCGGGGAACTTACAAAAGATCAGGAAAAATTTCAAAAATATAAAGTAAAGCACGATTCGATCAAGTCACAAGGCAAAGAAAATATGAGCAAAATTCAGACAATTGAGCAACTAATTGAACATGCAGAAGAGATCGAAAAATTAGAGCAAGCGGTACAAAATATTGAAGAATTGTCGATGAAGGTGATGAGTGTTCAGACCAACCCAGAACTACGACTTGCTTACTTTACTGAGGCTTTGACCGGTCGTAGAAAGTTTGGTGAAGGCTCGAAAAATGTCGCTACTCACGCATTTATTACACAAGAAGATTCTTATTTTTCAAACATCGTACAGGGCGAAGGCAGCAATATTGACAACTTTTTTGTTTATCAGCCCCTCGATGATGCTAATATTAAAAAGATTATGAACGCTGCAAATTTTCGTGGAAAGTTTCGTTCAGATGGAATTAAGAAAAAGGTCAGAGGATCGAATAAGAGGACAGGCTTTAACCTATTCAGATCTAGTATCATTGCGGAGATTAAATCTTCTACAGAGGGTGGCAAGAAATACCTAGATCAGTTTCGAGGAATGATGAAAGAGGCGTTATCCGAAGGGATTATTACTCACGATCAGCACGACAACCTTATCACTGAAGGTTTTTTTGGCGATATGGCATCATCTGCGATTGACGGTATCAAAAATATAGCCAGTTCTGCCGCAGAAAAAGGCGGTGAAGTATTGTCCAAGTGGACTAAGAAAATTAAAGAAGCCTTTTCGGGCATGGTTGACTGGTTTCAGGAAATGTATAAGCGGGTTTCAGATGCTGTCAAAAAAATGTTGCTTGGTTTTAAAGAGGCGATTAGCGGAGGTATGGAATCTTTCGTCGAGTTCATGGGGCTAACAACCCCAGAGTTGCTAGAAGAGTTTGATCCGGGCGGTGATGCCAACGGTGATGAGCGTTCAGGCGCATTTTTAACTTTATTTTCTTCTTAACAAAATATATAAACAAAGCTATAATAATAAATAACCATATTGGAGGTAACGTGAGCAAGGTTTATAATAGTCACTCATCACTGAATGAGAAAATCCTAACAGGTGTTAACACACTAGCCGACAACGTAGCGGCAACCCTTGGACCCAAGGGCAGAAACGTAATTTTAAAAACTAAAGACGGCAATCCGGTCATTACCAAGGACGGTGTGACAGTTGCAAAGTTTGTAGAGCTATCTGATCCTTTTGAAAATCTTGGAGCGCAGGTAATTAAGCAGGCTTCTCAGGTCACTAATACCAATGCTGGCGACGGCACTACCACTGCGACCGTATTGGCAAGGGAGATCGTTACACAGGCACAAAAATATATTGCTGCTGGCTCATCCCCGGTAGAGATTAAGAGAGGTATGGATGAGGCAACAGAGGTTGTCATCGATACACTAGCTGAAATGGCAACACCCATTAGGAGCGAGGCAGAGGTGGCTAATGTGGCTACCATTTCAGCTAATGGCGACGAGAAGATTGGAAAGTTAATTGCAATGGCTATCGATCAGGCAGGAAAAGATGGAGGGATCTCCATCGAGTCTGGTAAGTCCATGCACACTACTCTAGATTTGGTAGAGGGTTTTCGATTTGACTCTGGATACATTTCATCCTCCTTTGTGACAGACCAGCGACTAGCAAAGATGAGATACAGCGATCCTTATATCTTGGTTGCTGACACAAATATTTCTGCCGTAGAGCAGTTGCTGCCCACACTAGAGCAGGTAGCCAGAGAGGGCAAACCACTGGTTATCGTAGCTGAGAACGTGGAGGGACAGGCACTAGCGGCACTAATCATGAACACTGTCCGTGGAAACATGAAGGTTGCAGCGGTCAAGGCTCCGATGTATGGAGAAGAGCGAAGAAATATTCTCCGTGACTTGGCACTCAGCACAGGCGCAACTTTCGTATCAAGAGAGACCGGCTTAGCACTTGAAGATGTGAAGCTAGAACACTTGGGTATTGCAAAAACTATTGAAAGCACACGAGGCTCCACAGTTGTTATTGATGGTGCTGGCACTGCGAGCGAGGTTGATGAGAAGATTGAACTTCTAAAGGCAGAAGTCCAGACAATTAAAGATCTTCATGAGGCAGAGAAGATTCAAGAAAGAATTACGAGGCTCGCAAGTGGTGTCGCCATCATTCGAGTAGGCGGTACAACTGAGGTAGAGATGATCGAAACAAAGCACAGAATTGAAGATGCCTTATCCGCAGTTAAGTCTGCACAGGAGCAAGGCGTTGTAGCTGGTGGAGGTGTCGCACTACTGAGGGCATCTGTCGCACTTGCAGACTGCCAGTGTTCAAATCCTGATAGGCAAGCTGGAATTGAAATTATTAAACAGGCTCTTTGTGGTCCGATCAAACAGATGTGTTTGAACTCAGGAGAATCACCAGATCTTGTTATCGCTAGCGTCTGCGAGGCTGATACTGATGTGGGTTTTAATTTTGCAACAGGTCAGTTAGAGAATCTAATAAGCTCGGGAGTAATCGATCCAGCTAAGGTTACAAAAAATGCATTGCAAAATGCTGTTTCTGCTGCTGGAACTCTGTTGACGACAAATCATGCAATTGTGGAAGTGGATTAAGCATCTCAGCAACTACTTATAAGTGACTCGGGAGGGCTTCATCATGTCTGAACAACTAGAAAAAGCATTAGAAAATATAATTTCTCAGATGGAAACGATTGAGAAAAAGTTTGATGAGAAACATAAACTGGTGGCAGAGCATCCATCACAAAATGGTGGATGGAAGCGACTAGAGAATGCGCTACAAAGAATCGAAGCGCAAGTTACGGCTATCGATATTTCTCTCAACGATCCAAACACAGGTGCTATCGCAAAATTAAATGATCAGATTGCATGGAGAGGTCGAGTTGACCCAATCTTAGATGCCAACAGAAAGCAAGATGAAAGAATTTTAAAACTAGAAATGCAGCTTGCTCTGTATAATAAGTTGACATGGGCTCTTGGTCTTGGTACAATAGGCTTGATAGTAAAATCCCTAATGGGTTTGATCATCACGCCATAAAAAAAATCAAAAAAACTTTAAAGAAATGCTTGACATTACCATCACTCTTTGCTATATTGTATATGTGATTGAGAGAGAGGATATTTCGCCCGTGGGGGCTGTAGACCAGAGCGAACAGTTGGTAAGTCTTACGAGCAATAAAGCTGTTCCGTGGTTGCGTAAGCGTGAGTGTGATACTCAGGGCAGGCTACAGCCAGTTGAGGGAAGTTGGGAACCCTTGGCATTTATTTTAAAACTTTTTAAAGAAATACCTTGACAAACTGTTGCGACAGTGCTATATTATATATGTACTGATGATGAGAGGTTACTAAATGGGTTTGCGTCAACGTCTTGAAAATCTGGTTTCCAACCCCTTGGTGGTTGATTCACCTGATTATAACTTTGCCAAAAGTTTGCTTGAACACTACAACAGGAAAGGTAGCCTAACAACAGGTCGCCGCCCTTGGCTAGATCGTCTGGAAGAAAAATACAACCCAGAGACTTATGTAAACCCGCTCGCTGGCAACCCGACTGCTGAAAAACTCACAGCATTGCTTGGTCGTGTCGATGTTTCTGAGCGTGATAAGAACTTTCTTACCTCTCTTAAAAGCAACTTGGCTCGATACGGTTCGCTCACAGAGCGTCAACTGAATGCCCTTGAACGCATAGCTGAGCGTTATTCTGATGAGGGTCAGGCTCGTATTGCTGAGTGGGCTGAGACTTACCGCAGTCGTCGTGATGAGGCTGTCATTGCTGCCAACTATTACTTGAGCAATCCACCTTACTACGGTGAATTGGCTTTGAAGATTACTAGCGATCCTGACTTTGTTCCCACTGAGCGTCAGTTCAATGCCATTACTCAGAACAAGTATGCTCAAAAGGTTATTGCTGCTACCTTGTCTGAGCCGCTATACCCAGAGGGTATGTTGATTGAGGGGCGTGCTTCGGGTAGGCTCATGATTCGTGGCAAGAAAGCTTTCGTCATGAAAGTAAATCATGGTCATGTTGTCAACGCTGCAAAAGGCACTAAGCGTTACTTGGTGCTTCCAATCGGTGCGCCTACTCCGATTGTGGTTGAAGAGCGTGAAATCAAGAAAGTTAAGAAGTTAAAAAAGTAGGTTTTTAAAATGCGGAGGGCTTGCGCTCTCTGCATATTTGTATATGGAGTAATAATAATGGATAGGGTAAAAGTTAGTTATGCGGTGGATCTAGATGATGTACCGAGGGTAGCCGATCAGATATACGAAGAGGCGATTGGCGATCTTCAAAAAGTATTATCTATGATGCAGGGGGTTATATTTTCAGAGCAGTCGATTCCTGTTTTGTCAGAAAAAGTAAGACAGATCAGAACCAGTCTTGCTCGAATTGATCAGAGGATCGATGATTGTTATGCAATCACCGCAGGCTATCATAGTTCTATCATCGAGCCTGAAGGCACAGTTGCATCTACTGTACAAGGACTACCAGAAGAGCAGCACGAGCAAGTTATGAACCTGTCAGGCAAGATTGCAGCATTGCAAAGAGCAATGGCAGGTAGTGAAGATGACGGGCAATAAGGGAGACTTAGTTTATATCCCTGCTAGTGCCACTCTGATAAAGAGACGGTCGAGTGATGCAGCGGTAGTAGCCTATGCTCATCCTGACAAGCCAATAAACGTCCTTTGCATTGGCGAGACGGATGGGTACAAGAAAATTATTTATAAGTCAGAAGTCTGGCTGGTAAGTAAAGAGCATGTTTATTTAGCAAAAAGGAGTTAATATGTTTGTTACGTTGACAGAGGTTGTAGAAAATACTACAACTACAAATATCACTAGTGGTTCAAACACTAGGTTTACATTGCGAGAAGTTACAATTAATCCAGAATATGTTGTCTGCGTTCGAGAAGACTCTGGAATGAAGCAGATGTTAACGGAGGGTATGTTGCCGCCGCAACTGAATGGTGGGCTGCGGTTTACTCGTGTTTATCTTGATCGTGGTCAGTCGGGGATTGATATTGTGGTGGTGGGAAACCCGCAGGCAATCGAAGAAAAGCTTTTGCCGAATAAAGCCAAGGGTGTTTTGAATGGCTAGTCAGATAAAGATCATAACTGTACCCGGTTGCCCTTGGTGTAAAAAGGCGATTGATCTTGCTCTGGAAATAAGAGAGCAGGGGTACGACCTAGAGGTTGTTAAAATGTCTTGGGGTCAAGAACTACGTGAGGTCCAATCAAAACACGAGGGGTGGAAGACTGTGCCGATGGTCTATGTTGACGAATCTTTTATTGGCGGCTTCACTGATTTTAAGGAGTATGTAGATGCTAGACAAAAATAAGTTAAAGAAGCTTAAAGAGCGAGCAGCAAAACTTCACGCCACCACAGAGGAACCAACAGGTATCCCATGTCAGTTCTTAAAGCAGCATCAGTATGCAGATTTTGTTACGATGGAAGATGCCCCTGAAAGATGTGGAAGTTATCACGGTTCTGTCTGGCATGAGGTTGAAGGCTTCGGCGTCAAGAAATGGGTTGTCGGTGGTCATGTAGTGATCGACTACGATAAATATCGACAGCAGGGCATGGCAGACGAAGAAATTCTTCGTGGCTGTGTTGAATATTTAAATTGTCCTCCGAAGAGAAAAAAGTATGCTAAGCGTACACCGAAGCCACTATACGGGACTCTTGATGATATGCCGATTCGACATAAGTTTATGGAGAAGAACGGGCAAAAATGCATTATGATGATACTGGTAACAGATCAGAGAAAGAATAAAAATTTTCACGGCGAGGGACAGTTCATTGGCAAAAAATTCCGAAGAAAACGACTGGATTGAAGCTCAGATTGACTTGATCGTAGAGTATCTAGACACCTTAGATGTTGTAGTTGAGTTTGGTGGTCACATCAATGCCTATTTCTTTGAAGATGGGCTAATAACCATAACCAAAAAACAATCACTCAGGTCTAGATTGTATAGCTTGCTGCACGAAGCGGGTCATGTACGACTCAGAAAGCGTGAGCCGCTGCGATTTGTAGGAGACTTAAACGTCGGAGTTAAAAACCGTCAAGAGCGTATTGATATACTTCATGAAGAGTTTTTAGCGTGGGATGAGGGTTATCAAGTTTCAGAAGAGTTGAATTTGAACATTAGTCGATCAAACTGGAAGAGGTTCTCACAAAAGAATTTATATGACTATATCGCATGGGCATATAGTCCAAAGCTGTTTAGGGAAAGAAATGAACGAAGAGTTAAAACTACCAATAAAAGCTCTTGACGTGGTGCTTCACGAGTCGAAGATAAATTTATCTATATTGTCGATGCATCTCGAACACCTGATTGGTAAGTATTCATCTGAGAGTTGGGATCATACGGCTATACCTTTAATTTGTAACCTATACGCATGCTACACAAGTATGGTAAAATATATTGAAGTTGATGGTCAATATAAAATTGAAGGCGATTACGTTATTATTGATGCGATTGAGTTGGATGTTTTATCTACCCTTCTAACCGAATCTAGAAAAATGTCAAAAGACATTGAAGAGCATGGTTTGTCGATGAGGATTCATTAAGTGCAGAAGTCAGTATACGATAGGTTTAAAGATTATGAAAAAGATCACTGTTGGCAGTATGATGTTAGGGTGCAAAACCTAGAAGAAGATCTAATTAATGCTAATCTTACAAAAGAGTTTGCTGACGGTCTCCGTATTTCTGATTTTGAGTTTGAGTATGTTGAGAAGACCGATAAAATTAAATGTGAAGAGATTAAATTATTTATTGAAAGGCATGAATGGCTGGGTAAGCTTCCAAAGATGCCCACTCATCGCTTTACAGCGAGGTTAAAAACAAATGGAATATTGGCAGGTGTGGTGGTTATGTCAACCCCGAATGCATTTTCGCACATTCTGGGAAAAGAAAACCGAGACAAAGAAAAATTAGTAGCTAGAGGTGCCAGCATTAGTTGGTCGCCAAAGAACTTAGGCTCATGGCTTGTTTCTAGTTCAGTCAAGTGGATGGTGAGCAACACAGATTTTAGAGTGTTTACGGCTTATTCAGATCCCGAGGCAAAAGAGTTAGGTACAATATATCAAGCTATGAACTGGTATTATCTTGGTCAGACTAGTGGCACACAAAAACAATACTTTGACCCGAATAGACCATCGGCTGGCTGGTTCAGTGATCGAGAGTTTAGAAAGAGATCAAAGTATAGAACCTATGCTAGAAACATCGGACTGTCTGATGAGCAGTGGAAGTCTATGATGAAAAAATATTCTCCAAATTGGGAGATCATACCTACGCATATAAAACAAGCAATAAAAAAAGAAGAATCTAAATATCGAGACTCCTGTTTGTCACGCCCAGTTCCAAGGAAACATAAATACTGTTATATTCTTGGCAGAGACAAGAGAGAAACAAGAGAGTTGCAAAAATTATTTACAGAATTAAATCCCCGCAAGGTCAATCTGCCTTACCCAAAAAAACGGGGAAAATAGAAAAATTTCTTGACAAATTTCTAATATAGTGTATACTTATGTCTTCACAAATTTGATTATGGAGGTGAAAAATGAAAGTTTTATTTGGTGCTTTGATGTTGGCTTTCCTTGCAACTGGTGCTGCTTCTTTTAACAGTGAAGAGGCGAAGCCGAAAGTAGAGGAACCTGTGTTGGTTGAGTATATCGACTTCCAGCCGATGATTATTATTGCAGAGCCAAGAAAAACCTTAACAAATTTTAATTTTTAGGGTATATTTATATTGATGGGGGTAAAAACCCACGCTCTTTGAAAAAAATATAAAAAACACTTGACAAATTTCTGTAAGTGATTATATTATAATTATTGAAGCATAAGCTTCAAGTGTTGCCGAAAAGGAACACAAATTAGTTACAGCATTATTGCTTAAATAGGAGGATACTAAAATGAGTAACTTACAACTTTATAGACCATCATTGAGTTCGTCGCTTTTAGGGCGTTCTATTTTTGATGAGATTTTCAACGGGGAATTGTTTGACTTTCCAGCAGTTGCGAGAAAGACAACGCAAGGTTATCCCGTGGCAGACATTTTCAACACAGAGGCAGGAACAGTCTTAGAATTTGCTTTGGCTGGTTTCTCAAGGGATGAACTTTCCATCGACGTTCAGCCTGACAAGTCCAGCCTTACTGTGCGAGCAGAAACTTCTAGTGAGGATAATTCAGAAAGCCGACGTATTGCACGCCGTAGTTTTCAGAAGACCTATGTCAATTATGATAACAATCTTGATCTCAGTAGTGTGAGTGCCGAGTTTGTTAATGGGCTTCTTACGATTACAATCCCACGGAAAGAAGAACTCTGTCCGGTATCGGTTGAGATTAAATAACGAAGAACAAAACTCCCGTACCTTTTGCACAGTCGGGGCTCCCGCAATGGGAGCCCCATTTTTTTATTTTTTGTATTTTTTCTACTATATAATATTACTAGGAGACATAACATGGCTGAGGTTAAAAGACTACACGACGAGAAGAAAGTAAAGATGTTTCGTCATCAAATTGTTTCTTTCTTGGGTGATGTAGGACCGGGCTCAAAAGATTCTCTTACGGTAGAAGGAATGCCTAACCCAATGATAGGGTGTCTTTGCAAGAGAGTTGTCGGTGTTTTTAAAATGGCATACAATCTATTTAAACACAAAGCTCTGTGGCAAAGTGAGAAAGTATTCAAACCAGTCATTGAGGCTGAAATAGTCCATGAAGATGGTAGACCGAAGAAGTTTCATGAGCTTGGGCGAGATCTGGATGGCAACATCGTGTGTAGCGTCTGTGTTTCGGTTACGGATCTAGGAAACACTAGATCGATGGCTTTCGTTAATGAAGTTGCAGTAGAAGAGAGACACCACTTTATCGAAGCCCCACACCGCAAGATCCTAAACAGGGATGCAGAAGTCTCGGCAGAGTTGCCCATGAGGGCATCAGCTTGTATACCGATTGCGTTCAGCCCAGCGTATTATCCAGAACATGACCCTACCTGCTTGCAAACACCGTTGTCAGATGGAGGTGCTGTATCTAATCTCTCTGCCCAACTATTGAGAGCAAAATATGACGAAGGAGAGGCACCCGTTAGGTTTGTTATAAGCTGTAATGAGTTTGAGTACAAAAGAGACGCAGCTTATAATCATGGGGCTGCTCCTACCACACCCACTTCTAGCTGGTTTGAATTTTTAAATGCAGTGTTTGCCGTCATCATTGAGGATGGAATGGCTGACGATGTTGATATATTTTTAAAAGCCAAGGGCGACATGGAGCATATTTTTGTGACAAAGGTCGGAGAGATAACAAAATATCCAACCCTAGACTCACCTTTCCTGAAGGAAACACCATCTCAGATTAACTTTTTTGCTCTAGATAGGCACACGTCAACACAAATGTTCGAATTTGGGCGGCATCTTGCGACCCACAAACTAATTAATAAGATAAAACCATCAGAGGTTAAGCGTGCCAAAAAGAATGGTGTAACTCTAGCTTTATCAGGTGGAGGTGCATTGTACCCCGTGTTGTTTGGGGTGGTTTTTGCCATGTGGGAACACTTTGAGGTTAAAGCAATCGCAGGTACCTCCGCAGGTGCCATTACTGCCAGTTATATGGCTGAGAAGATTGCAAGACAAGAAGACTAGGGGAGATATACTATGTCTGACGAACACAATAGCGAAAATGAGCGTGATGCTCTACAAACAGAAGAGTCTAACGAAGAATTATTACCAAAACCACCACCAAAGCTTGCAGCCCGAGGGATCAGAGCTTTCACTGTCTGTAGGCAAAGTGATGAAACTGGCGTATCTGGTGAAGGAGTAGTTATTGAAGGTGTTGTTCTTGCAACGGGTCAGTGTATTGTACATTGGCTTTATCCACCACCAAGGGGCGGCATTGCGATCTTCGATAGCATGGGTGATTTTGTGAAAGTACACATCCAGCCTCACCCAACTAACAAAACAATTATTACTTATCAAGATGGTGAGCAAATTAATTATTAAAAAAAGCTTGACAAACGAGTCAATATTAGTTATATTATTAACGTACTGAGGGAGTGGAATGAAAGAAGAACTAGAAACGTGGAGAAAGTTTTTGAAAGAAAACGAGGGCGCAACGGGAATGCAAAAATATAAGTTGTTCTGTGATATGGACGGCGTGCTAGTAGACTTCGAAAAGGGAGTCCTTGGCTATATGAACCAACGCATGGAGGCTTTAGCCGGTGGTGGCGAGCCTGTGAGCAGAGAAGAATTGAAAGACGCTGCTTTGGCTGTAGAAGCCATGGGCGGTTGGTTCGAGGTCAAGCCAGAGCACATCAAGCGACCCAGCGAAGGCGGTGTTGCTGAGGTTCGAGACCTGATGTACACGATGGTCGAAAACAACTATGAGGTGTGGGCAAACTTGCCTTGGATTCCGGGTGGCAAAGAGCTTTGGAATCACATCAAGCAATACAACCCTGAGATCTTGACGGCTCCGATGGGACCAGAGAGTGAGCGGGGGAAAGAAACGTGGTGTGCTCGTGAGTTAGGTTCGGATATTCCTGTTAACATCACGGACAATAAGACTCCGTGGGGTCAGGGAGATGGCAAGCGACAAGGTTTGTTAATCGACGACCGTGAGAAGTACCGTGCTCAGTTTAAAAAGGGCGGCGGTGAAGTAGTGCCTCATACGCCGGGTGATGCCGGTCCTTCGATTGAGCGATTAAAAACGCTCGGCTTTCAATAGTCGCCTCTACTTATTATAAGGAGGGTTGAATAATGAGTGAATCAAACAAGTGTAAGTGTTGTCCGTGTTGCAAGTGCGATTGCGAAAATTGCTGCGAATAAATTACTAAAAAGTTTCGTTTTCGCTCATTATGCCCTAATTATATTATAAAGAGGGTTGATTGGTGAAATTAGAAAATAATTTTAGTTTGTCGGAATTTAGATGTAGAGATGGTTCAGATGTTCCAGAAGAACTGATGGACAACGTGCGTCTTTTGGCTGAAAACCTACAGGTCTTGAGAGACTATATTGGAAGACCCGTTAAAATAATTTCCGGGTATAGATCGCCAGATTATAATAAAAAGATCGGCGGTGCAAAGCGCAGTCAGCACATGCTTGCAAAAGCGGCTGATATTAAGATTGAAGGCATGGAGCCTTGGATGGTTCATAAGATAATCGAGCATCTTATCTATGAAGGGCATATGATGAAAGGAGGTCTCGGGATATACGAGACATTTGTACATTATGATGTGCGAGGTAGAAACGCCAGATGGAAAGGCAAAGGTGTGAAGGATGATAGACCAGCGACAAAATATTAGTTATGATAGACTTGACAGACTCAGCAGCAAATAAAATAAAAGAAGTATTAAAAGATACTGAAAATACCGGAGTTCGTGCCGCCATTCAAGGCGGCGGGTGCTCCGGTTTTACTTATAAACTAACAATGGAAAAAGAGCCAGATCCTGATGACAAGGTTATCGAGATTAAGGGTGTGAAGTTGTTCGTAGATAAGAAGAGCTACTTATTCCTCATCGGAACCACTATAGATTTCGTCACCGAGATGATGCAAATGGGTTTTAAATTTATTAATCCGAATGCTAAAAGAACTTGCGGTTGTGGCGAAAGTTTTGGGATTTAAACGCTTAAACAGACTATTTATTAAAGATGCCGAAGAGAGGATATTTTTATGCAGAATTTGTTTGAAAATTGGAGAAAGTTTCTCGAAGAAATTGAAGCAGAAGAACTGCAAGAAAAGTCTAAATCAAAGAATCAGCAAAAATTTATGGGCATGGTCAAGAAGTGTCAAGAAACTGGCGATTGTGCCTCAGATGAGGTAGAGAAAACAGCCGACAGTATGGAGAAATCTGATGTAGACGACTTTGCCAAAACAAAACACAAAGGATTACCAGATAAAGTAGAGGATAAAAAATGAAACTATTAATGGAAAACTGGCGAAACTTTCTCGCAGAAGAAGAAAAGAATTGTGGTTGTGGTCAAGATCCTTGCATCACTTACGGAGTACAGAACGAAGCCAAAGAAGATGAAGGATATGAGCCCCACATGATGTACAATCCTAAAACTGGCGAAAAGAAAAAAGCCAAGACTAAAGAAGAGCATGAATCACTGGGTGCATCAGGTTGGCAGCACGTCAACCCTGATGAGATCCGCAAAGCTTTAGAGGATGAGGGCGGTGCTGCTGACACCGATGCTATCGTAGACAGAACAGATGCAAGTGGCAAAGAAGTAAAAAAAGCTATGAAAGACATGCCTGACGTTGCTCAACATGATAAAGGTGACTACATTCTTGGCGATAAAGATAAGATAAAAATTGAAGAAGATTGCTGGGATGGTTACGAGAGAGTTCCGGGCTCTAAAGAGGGAGAGCCGGGATCTTGTCGAAAGAAAACAAATGAAGGTGCTGGTCACGCCGAATCCATTCTTCAAGCACAAAACCAAGGCGTTGCTTTTATTCGTGGTCAAGACGATAAAGCAGCAGGTAAGGAAAAGGATCCTAACTATTCTGAAGAAAGTGGACGTAATCCTTTAGAAGTTCTTTTTTATAATGCTGGTTATGACAAAGGGATGGATGAAAATTTTTCGTCGAAGACTGAAGCCTCTTTTGGTGATAAAAGCGCAACAACATTTACGACCCAGCAGATGAATGACGAAGAAGAAACTGCTGCCGAAATAGAAAGTGCTATTGTCTCGCTTGCAAAAGAAAAAGGTATGAGTGCTGAAGAGCTAAAAGCAGCGATTCTGGGAAATATAAAAAATAAGAAAGGCATTTCCGTTGAGCAAGCAGCAATTGATGAAGCAGAAATCTGCAAAGCAGGAAAAGATTGGGTCGATGGCAAGGAGATCGGAGGACAAGTTGTTAAACGAGGCGAAGACGGCAAGTTTAATAATTGGTCTGCTCGTGCAGCACAGATTGCTTCCAACTATTGCAAAAATCCTAACTACGGTAGAGGGAAGAAGAAAAAGAAGAACGAATCGATGAGTGAGGGCGATCTTGGCGATTGGGAAAAAGAAAACTGGACACACTCAGACGGCACACCCTGCGGCGGTGGCGACAAGGACGGTTCACAGAGCCGATGCAAGCCAGCTTCCAAGTGGAAAGGCATGAGCAAGGGTGAGAAAGCAGCCGACAATGCAAAGAAAAAAGCTGGCACAGATGCAGGCAAGCAATATGTTTCAGCTACCAAGAAAGGAAAGGTTACTAAAGCTCACACAAAAGAAGCCCAAGTTGCCGATATTTTAGCAAGAGTGTTTGAGGGGTGTGGTGAACCTGCTCCTGTAAATTATGATCACGGTCCAGAGGCATCAATGCATAGAAGCTCCCTTCACACAATTAAGGGCGAAGTCGAACAGCTTCTATATATGATTGGTGAACAAGATGATTTACCTGAATGGCTAGAAGCAAAGATTACGAAAGCAAAAGCATATTTGTCTGCTGCAAAAGATTACTTGTCAGGTGAACAGGCTGAGATGGCAGGCGCACTTGAAGAGCAGCTTGCAGATGCGATTGTGGTAGAGTATCTTGAAGAAGATAATATGGACGAAGGCGGCAGATGCACAAAGGCAACTGAGAAAACTACCTCTACTCGCAAGGGCAAGAAGTACATGAAGTGTATCAAGAATCCAGACGGTGAAGGTTATATTAGAAAACACTGGGGTCAGAAAGGTGCTAGAGCAGCACCAAAGGGATCTAAAAGAAACAAGAGCTTTAACAAGCGACATAAGTGCTCAACCGCAAAAGCGGGTACAGCAAGAAAATTAGCATGTGATGATTGGTAGGAGGAGCCAAAAATGAAAAGTTTATTAACATTATTAACAATTATTATGCTTGCGCTTGCAGGCTGCGGAGATGATTGCACATCTGCACCAGACACTGGTGTTGATGCGGGTGGCACTGATGCAGCTATCGATGCAGGCGGTGATGCAGGCGACGTTGGCGGCGATAGTCAATGATCAACTGGCTGAGATCACGCAGACCGTGGATGATTGAGAATTCAAAGATTCCAGTCTTTTTGTCTCACTTTGCGCCAATTAATATTTGGGCAATATCGTTTGGTCCGTTTGTTTGGTGTCGTGGCGTTATGTCGGAGACAACCAAGAGACACGAAATTATCCACTATCACCAGCAACTAGAACTAGCTTTCATAGGCCAATGGACCTTATACCTCATTTTTTACCTACGTGGTCTGATTAGAGGCGGTGCTGGTTCTGGCGAAGAAGCTTATAGGGCTAATGCATTCGAAGTGGAGGCATACACGCATGAGGCAGAAATTGATTACTTAGAGAAGAGACCACTTTATAATTGGAGAAATTACTTATGAGATTAAAATCTAGAGCACGACAGATTATCATTGAAGAGATCTTGAGGGAGAATGACGAAAGGGCAGCATCGGGTGCCGAGTCATTAGGTAGTTCATTGGGTGGACGCCCAGATGTAGCTATGGCTATCGAAGCAGTTCTTAAAGAAAAGGGTCTTCCAAAATCCGCAGCAGCATTGATGAAGGCGTATAAGTCTGCACAAGCTGAAATGGATATGGAATATTCTTTACATTACCCGGAATAGGTGATATATTGTTTGAAGGTGCAAAAAAACATTTGGAAGAGAGAGGTGAGACATACTTTGAGCATATGCAAGCAGCGGCAAGTTTAGCTTTGATGTTAGCTGTTGTTAGTTTGAAGTGTGTTGTTCACTCGGTGTTTCCAAATTATTATAAAACTTGTGTATCAGATAAATTATCAGATATTCAAAAAATGGTAAAGAGGTAATTTCGATGAAACAATTAATGGAAAGCTGGCGAAACTTTATGAAAGAGCAGAGCCAGATCGAAGAAACTGGTGCCGGTGGTTATCAATACGAAGAGTATGTCATTAATGCACTGAAGACGGCAGGAGCCGTTGGTAATATTACCTCCGGTGCGGGGGCTTCAGCAGCAGCGGCTGACGCTGACATTAGAGTAAATGGCAAGGTTTATAATATTGAAGTAAAGATGGACGGCAAAGCCCAGATGGGCGGCACATCTCTCAGGTACTTTCCGCAGGGTGTGCCATCTGATGACCCTTCAGCACCCGAGGGTAAACTACAGAAGTTTGTCATTGTCTCAAACTCTGTTGAGCCTGACACTGTTACAATGATGGAAGAGGCTCTGACACCCCTAGAGCAAGATTTAAATAACTTCTTAGAGGCGATTGGTGCAACTAAGATGCCTGCAACGGTCGAGAAAGATCTTTGGGCGGCAGCGGTAGCAGAGGGTTTGCTTAGACCACTCAACGTAAAACTAAAAAGAACAACCAAGTTTATTATTAACCACTACGCTAAAAAAGGTGTAGACTATATACAGATCGGCGGGGCAGGGCTATTTTATTTAGCGAACAATCCAGCAAACTTGCCGGTTCCTCAGCTTGACGGAGAGATCAATATTGAGCTTAGACCCGGAAGAAGTGGGAGTAAGAAAAGAAAAGACGGCACTGTGGTTGTCGGCGGCTTGATTCGTGTACAGGGTCGATTGCAGTTTAGGGGTCAGTCACCTTACACACTTGACGATCCTCAAAGCATTGCAGAGATGCTAAAAGAGGCAAACTCGGCATGAAACAGTTAATGGAAAATTGGCGACGATATAAGCGCATGTCCGAGGTATCTTATGATGGAAACATTGGGTTCGAAGAGACTGTAAGGTTTTATCAATCTGCACCCAAAGAAAAAATAGCTGAGTTTGAGGCTATGCTGGACAGTGGAGATGAAAAGAGTGCTATGGGTATTATCCTTGATTTTCTTGGCACTTCACTGCAAGGTGACCAATTCCCGCAGATGAAAGCTGTTGCTGAAGCCATAGAAGTGGAGAGGGACCAAGAATGAAACAATTAATGGAAAATTGGCGCAAGTTTCTAAACGAGGGAATAGACTCCCGCATTCAGAAACAGATTGATATGGTGATTCAGCTTCCCGACGTAGGCATTACCATCTCTCGGGGTGGTTTCGGCAGGAGTATTAGATATGTTCTCATCGAAGACGCTGAAACTCAGCAATACTCCGAACTAACTTATAATGATGCACTCGGTGACAAGAAAGATTATCCTCACGGAGAAGTTGATATTATGAAAACGTCTGAAGATTCCGAAGGACCATGTTTGGATGGCTGGACCGTCACGGCTGCTGAAGCTAGAAAGGGGTGGGGTCCACTTCTTTATGAGGTGGCGATTGAATATGCTTCACAGAATGGTGGAGGTCTCACGCCAGACAGGTTCTCAGTATCACGACACGCAATGGCTGTGTGGGACAAGTATGCCACCCGAGATGGTGTTGATGCTCAGCAGATGGACACCAATCATGACCCCAGCGCAATGGGCGCAAGGGTGAATACAACAGTTCCGCAGTTGACGCCCGATGACAAGTCAGATGACTGTGATCAGTCGAGAGCTATTTCTAAAGACGGAGAAAACTGGCACAAGAACTCAACGACGAAAATGTATAAGAAAGACAATCCAGAAGTAATGCAGGCACTTAAATCTGCGGGGAGGCTAATTATAGCGGTATGAAAGAATTAATGGAAAATTGGCGAGGCTACATTAATGAGCAAGAAAGAATTGCTTTAGAAGAGGGCGTCTTTCAAGATGCCATGACTTGGTTGAAGGACAAGGGACGGCAAGCTCAGGAGAAAGCAAAAAAGTTTCTTGAAAGTTTAAGAGAAGAGCTTGCTGAGACTAAAGTTGGTATTATGCTCTTGCAGAAGATTGCCGCAGGAAAAGAACTAAGTGATGACGAATCTCAATTCTTAAAAGATCAGGCAAAAGATATAGCTAGTGGCACTGCGCTGCTTGGGCTCTTTGCTCTGCCCGGTGGTGGTATCGCATCGGCAGCGTTGCTAAAGATGGCTCGAAAGTTTGGGGTTGAGCTTATGCCAAGTTCTTTTCTTGACGAGCCAGAGCTAGCAGAACGTGACTGGCAAAAAGAATCTGAAAAGCTAAAAGATCATCCGAACAAGAAAGCTAGGATTTTAGACACAGGTGCCAATAAGGAAACTGGCGGCGGCACTGGGCATCGGAAGCTCGATAAACGCCGAGGTAAAAGCGCACCACCCGGAGCAGGCGGGGTATAAAATTATAAATAAACAGCTTAACAATCGAAAGAAACCTACTTATAATATAGGGGGGTCTGTATAAATGGCGATTGACAAGCTTTACTTTCACGGCTCGTGTCTTGCATGCAGAGGAACTAGTAAAACTTGGTATAATCGTCCTTGTCCGTATTGTTATCGAGGCACAGCTTATCACGAGGCATCGGACAAGCTAGTCCAGAAATATGTTCTTGAAGAAATGGATGAAAACGCCCAAAAAGAACTATTTAATGAGATGAAAGAGAAATACGAAAAGGAAAGTTAAATGTGTTTAATTTGTGTTGAATATAACTTGAAGAGACTAACAATCAATGAAGCCTACAGAAACTTACAAGAGATGAAAGAGATTCTCCCAGAAGAACACGTAGAAGAAATTGAAAAGATGTTAGAACACGACACTCTTCAGGAGATTCATGAGCTTGAAGGAGATGATAATAATGAGCTTTAAAGATTTGTGGAAAAACTACATTCGAACCGGTGAATCGCAAGCTAGCATTCAGCCTACATCTTGGAAAAGTTTTTTGATCGAAGAGTTAGAGACAGTTCACAGCCCAGAAGAACAGCAACAGCCAGCGGCACTACAGCCGTCAGAAATTCCAGCGGAACTGTTTCATGCAACTCGACCACCGTTGCTGTCTGCGATAGCCGAACAAGGCTTGCGTGATTATTCTGATTTTTCCCGGCATGGAGCTGGTCAGATAGGCGTCTCGTTTGCTACCGAATTGACACCGCTTGAGGATGGCAGCTTTGGTAATCTAGTGCTTGTATTTGACGGAAAAGAGCTAGCTGCATCAAACCAATATATTTTTAAAAATCATCAAGATCCCACCATTGATACTAAAGAAGCAGAAGTTCGTGTTACCATGTCAGACTCAGCCGGTGATTCTGGCTCAGGTATTGATTCAAAGGTTGATGCGCTCGGAACATCTATCCCTTTTCACTTTTGCAAGAAAATGATTTTTCTCTATCCCGTGCCAAAGTTCGAATTAAAGTGGTTAAAAGAAAACTACCCATCGGTAGAAATTCAGGTATTAAAACAAGAAAAAGAAGAAAATAAAGAATAAACACTTTCTGACCACTACCTAATATAGAGGGGTAATTTTTACCCCGGAAATTCGGGTGGACTTATGGGGTGAAGAAACTAGGAATGATGCTCCTAGCGAGCACGGCTTTTATATTATCTTGTTCGTGTCAAGACAGAATTAAGCTAATACAGGCTTGTTCGCACCACTCCGAAAAAAACTCACCTTGCGTTGGTTCCGAAGAATCCTTTTCACTTTTAAACCCAGAAAATAAAAACACTGGTGAATGCTCTATTGGCAGAATTACGTGCAGGCAACACGAGTACACCATGGAAGAGTATTGTGGTGACGATGAGGGCTGTAAAGCAGAGTGGGAAACAACCAGAACTGATGATATATGTGTTGGTCATGTTGGTCCAAAGGGTGAATTATGCGATGGTCTCGACAATGACTGCGATGGCGAGATTGATGAAAATTATGATGTGGACGGCGATGGCTTCAAAAGTGCGGCGGCATTGAAACCAGACGGTCAGCTTTGCGGCTATGACTGTGATGACTTTAACCCAGCAGTCCACCCAAGTTCAACTGAGATTTGCGATGGAATCGACAATGATTGTGACTGTAGGGTGCTAGATTCTTCGTTGCAAGATTCTAATGGAGATGGCGTTTTTTGTGGCTGTGGACCTGCTGGGTGTGATGATGGCGTTGATGAAGGCTTGGTTGGAAACACAATTGGCATATGCTATCCCGAAGGTGTTACCGAGCAAGAATGGAGCACCCTCTCTGTTGAGAATAGCCCATGTTCTATTGGAAAGCTTCGGTGTGAGTCTGGCGAGATTTTATGTGTTGGAGCGCAAGGACCAAAAGAAGAGGTATGCGACGGTGTAGATAATAATTGCAATGGTGCAGCCGATGAGAACGAATTAGTTGTCGGTGCTGGCGATGCTTGCGGGTCTGATGTTGGGGTATGCCAAGAGGGTCATTTAATTTGCGACCCAGTGACAAAAGATATGATTTGTGTTGGTCAGGTCACAGGACAAAGCCCCGATTTCTGCGACGGTCTCGATAATGATTGTGACGGACAATCTGATGAAGATGCTGGCTCTGTGCTCTGTTCTAATGGATGCCCACAAACGGGGTATCAATATTGTGTTGAGGGGGAATATAGCACTTGTGATGCACCGCTTCCCGAATCTGAGGATGACGATCCCTGCAACGGAGAGGACGACGATTGTGACGGTCAGGTAGATGAGGGTCAAGAGTGTCAGTGTGATGCCGATGAAGTCGGTCCATTTGCTCCTGACTGCACAGTAGATGAAATGGTTGCTTCTGGCTTGTCTTGCGGAAAAGGAAAGAAAGATTGTATTTGTGAAAATGGAGACTGTCAGTATGGAGAGTGCTATTTGACTTGCGACCCATGGGTAGACGGAGCACCGAATCCAAATGTCTTTTGGGGTCCATGCGACCCGGAAACTTGTGACGATTGGGATCACAATTGCTGGGCTGGACCAGCAGATGTAGAACCGCAACCTTGTCCATGTGATCCAACACACCCTGATCCATCTATTGCTCTCTTATCACTTGAGGGCAACGGCTGTGAAGCGGGAGAGTGTACAGCAGGCAGTCGCTCTTGCGTGCTAGATCCCCAAACAAACACTCATGGCTGGCACCCTGCCGACTGTGATGCGATAGGTCCAGTTGAAGAAGTTTGTGACGAGCTAGATAATGACTGTGATACATTAGTTGATGAAGAGTTGAACAGTTTTGAGAGAGTCGATATGGTTTTTGCTATCGACATAACGGGTTCAATGGATTCTGTTATTGAAGATGTTCACAACGCCATCAACGCTTATGCTCAGGACTTTCAGCAAACAGAGCACCAGTTTGCGTTAATCTTATTCCCGGCTCCTTATTGTGATCCAAACAACCCGACAACTAATCCGGGCTGTGATTGGGCATCGGCTGGCTCGCCTGCTACTATGTGTGGCGATGGAAGTAATGAAGGGGATATGTATTGGAATGTAACCAATGGTCTAGTTGGAGTTGAAGACTTTTTATTAGCCTTGGGTTTGGTAGCTCAGCATGGAACTTGCTGCTCTTCAGAACCTTCGTATGACGTATTGGCGGATCTGACCAGTGTAGCAGACCCAGCAGCTATTGGCTGGCGAGAAAACGCATATCCTTATATTTTTATGCTAGGTGACGAGAACGCTCAAACTTGGACAGGAGCCACAGAGCAATCAGTTGCTCAGCAGGCAGATACCTGCGATGGAATCGGAATGTGTCCCTGCAACCCACCAGATTGTCAACAGGCAACCAACGAGTTTGAAGTACACTGCTTTACTGCTCCATTCTACTTTTCAGACTATGATCAGATTTGCTACAACGACGCAGTAGGCGACAATGTTTATAATATAAACCAAATCTCATCAGAGGTTTTAAGAAATATTTTTGCTGATGTTTGTCTTCCATAATGTATTCGATGGTCTATTTATAAACACGGGTGGAGGTTATTTCTACACAATCAGGTTTATAAAATGGAAGACAAATGCAACATAGGGGTTGGAGATCTCGTTAGGCTCAAAGATGATACTGGTCTGAGCGTTGGCGTCGGTGTGGTATTAGAGAAGCGAGAAGATTGTGGAGAAATCATGGACATGCTTGATGATCTGCGAAGCAGCGATGAAAGTTTCATACCAGTAGAGGAAATACCAGAATTTTTACTTTACAAGCCTATTTACCTTGTTTTGTGGCAGGGCGAAAATATTTCCCCCAACGACAGACCGGTCTGGATGTTTAGAACAGAGATCGAAACTGTGAAATAAAGAGGAAAATTATGAAGAAAAAACCTATAAGTGTTGGCGATCTTGTGTTAAGATGTGTTAAATGGAGACCCGGCGTAAATGCAACTAAGAACACGGGAAAAGGAATAGTAACCTTGATTGCTGAGTCTGATGGAGAGAAAAAAAGATTAATTAGAGTCTTGTGGAGAGAGGGAAACTTTGAATGGCACTGCGAAGAAGATTTAGTAAACGTCAAAAATGTTGTACGTGGAAGTATAGGTTCTGATTAATGGATGAGTTGAGAGATCCCGTCGAGCGGGAAAGAGTTAGGAAACAAGAAACTTGGAGAAAGTTTTATAATATTGATGTGAAGCCCGGAGATATTGTTAAATACGAGGATGGGTTTGGTATTTTTTATGGTCTAGTCACTGAAACAGTGGCAAATCAATCAATAGTAGAGGGCGTGACAAATCTTGCTGGTAAAATTATTTGGACAAGCGAGAAAGATAGTCCAAGAGAAACTAGGGATTGGTATATATTTAATTCAAAAAATTGGTCAGTGATGACCAGATAGGAGAAACAAATGTCAGAATATAATTCTTGGAGAGCTATTCTGGAAGACTACAGATTAGAATATCTCACAGAGGATGAGGCTAGGGAATACTTAGAAGAGTTATCTTATGAACTCACGGAGGATGAACTCGAAGAAGCAGAAGAGAAGCTAGAAGAATTCATCAGACAAAAAGAAGAAGATAGTGGACTTATCGATTGGGTGGGGTGCGAGCCACTGAGACACCCAGATCCAGATGATTACTACGGTGAAAACACTTTAGAAGATGACTGGGCGAGAGAATACGAAAATACTGACGATTATGATTGATTGTCACTATTTATAAGCATACACAAAGAGGTGCGTACAGTGTTTAGAATGTTAAAAAAGTATATGTCGGCAGCAGTTGGTTCTGCTTTCTGCCTTGCAATCATTGCAACTGGCGACCCGGTTAAGGCTAGCGACAGGGCAATATTCAGTGGAGCCAGTTTTGTGTCTCCCTGCTCGATAGAGTATAAGACACAGAGTTTGGTTCATCACATTAAAAGCGAAAAAGATAATATTTTTATCAAGCTTCCATCCAGTCAAGGAGAAGCTCCGCTTTTCTCTAAATTAACGCTGCACGTAACGTGTGAGCGTAATTATGACCAGAGAGAAAGATCATTATAAAACACTGGGTGTTACAAAGCACTCTACACAGGAGCAGATAAAAAAAGCTTATAGGCGATTAGCTTTGCTGCACCACCCAGATCGTGGGGGGGAACAAGAGCGGTTCAAGGATATAAATGAAGCTTACAACATTCTTGGAGACCCCGATAAAAAGAGAGCTTACGATGAGGGCAGTGGCAATGTTCAGGATGTGTTTAGTTGGGATGCTACATTTTCGGACTTTTTTAAAAACATTAGAAGGCAGCGTGCGGCGAACGCCCCGACTTCAGATAAAGATATAAAATTTAATCTTGGTGTGAATCTTGAACAAATTAAACGTGGCGCATCGAAGAAGATATTTTTTAATAGAACTATAGTTTGCAGTGCGTGCAAAGGTCAGGGTGGTAAAAATCCACAAATGTGTAACGACTGCATGGGATCAGGGCAGGCTACACTTTACAACAGCAGGGGTCATAAAGTTATAACTACCTGTAGAACCTGCGGAGGCAGAGGGATCACCTTCAGTTCAATTTGTTCTTCTTGTAGAGGAAATAAAACTGTAAAGGTGCAAGATTCTGTTGTCGTGAATATTTCTGAAAAAAAAGCTTGACAAACATAGCATGATGCGCTATATTATGTATATAAAAGGAAGGTGAAAAGTGAAGAGATTGTTTGCGGTGGTTTTGTTAGCGATTCTTGCATCTGGGTGTGAGAACTTTTATGTAGTGCAGTATCCCGGTGGTGGACACAGCCACAGCGCAGGTTCTTTCTGTGATGATACAGAACCATACTATGAACCAGCAGAGGAATACTTTGTCTATGAAGATCACCTTGGATACTATGAGGGCGAATGCGGCGTGTGGTACGTCGGGCATGGACATTGGGAAGAATGGTGCAACTGGCAAGATACTTGCGGTTGGGAATTTGTCGATGAGTGGTATTACTAGATGAAAAAGAACAAAAACAAAAAACTTAAAAAGCAGCGTGACTATGTGGCTCTGGGCATGATCCTTCGTAAAGGCTCGGGTGCAGGCTTTCATTCGAAACGAGGCTATTCTCGCAAGCAAAAACACAAGAAAGATATTCAGGAGGATTAAGTTGGGACGCCGTGTGCAAAAAAACAAGGGTGTCCTTGTCTATATGGGTCGTCGTAGAACTCCGGGGATAGGTGTCATAATCGACAAGACACCGAAGCCGCCGAAGGAGATGACAGATCACGAAAAGAGCTTGAGGTCTCCATCGCTTCTCAGAGACTATCAAGTAAATTTATCTGAAGAGGTGTGTGCTTTGGTGCATTGGCTAAAGCGTCCCTCTGCGTGGGAGAGCGAACAAACTTATAATCAGAGGACATGGGTTCCTTTGAGTTGGTTAAGAATTTATAAAAAGGAGATCAGCAGTGAGTGACAAAAACTATATTGTAGTTTATCATAAATCAGAAAACGAAACGATCAAGATGACAAAGCGTTCTGCTTATTTGGGGGCTCGACGTAGCCAGCGTAACTTTGAAAAGATTGGCATCAAGCCTTGCGAGGTTGTAAAGTTGACTTCGAAAAAGAAAAACCCTACTATATAATATACAAGCATGAGAGGACAAACACCATGGGGCATTTGCTTTAATTTGGAGAAAGATTAAGAACATCTTCACAAGTTCTAAAAAAGTAAAGGCACCCGTTTGCCCAGATCATCAAGCAAAAATCTATGCGCTGAGACTGAAACACAGAATCAAACTATTTGAAGACAAGTTTGGCAAACTAAGTGTGAAGCAGAAACGACACCTTCAGGCTAAACTTGTTAAGAAGATGGTACAGGAGCGTGATCACAGGAGGAAAAAGAATTGAGTTTTTGGAAAGTTACTTATAAGACACCATCAGAAGAAAAAGAGGTGGTAGTTGAGGCTATCGACAAGGATACAACCTATGTAGAGGGTATTTTAAAGCAGGTACACCCAGACTGGGTAGAAATGGAAGTCGAGCCTACGGAGAAACCCGAATGGATCGTTCACTCAATGGAAGACTGGGATTAAAAAAATAAAAAAACTTCTTGACAAAGCCTATGAACCCTGATACATTAATGATGTAAGGTCAGAGAACAAAAGGAGACAGATATGTCAGAGAATAGAAAACCTCGTAGAAATCGTCAACGTCGTGAAAGACTAACACCAGAGCAGAGGGCTCAGTTTGCACGAGAGCGTCGTGAACTGGTCGGCAAGCTTCTCACTCAAGAAGAGTTTGCCGGTGCGCTGGTAGTTGAGCATATTAGAGGCTCTCAGTATTTGCTTCGAATGCCGAACGGTCAAGAGGTCTTTGCTTCACACAAAAAGCAAAAGAGCGATAGCCCCGGTGCTCTTTCTAACGCAGGGTGGAAACTGTGGGTATAGAGAGAAGCACGCTAGTCGTCGGAGACCTAGTTAGATATGGTCACGACGAATCAAGAGTAGGTATCGTAAAGTCTTTCAATAATCAGCGAACAGACTGTGTGCTTGTAGTTTGGCAACAGCCGAGCAGCGGTAAGCGACAGTGGTATGTTGAACCAAGTTGGATCAAGGTCAAGAATAATAATGGATGGGTTTCGTGTCGGTGATTTAATTTGTCATACTGAACTGGGTGCAGCTTTGTATTTAGGTTCAGATCCAGTATATGAAGATGATGTTGGGGTGATGCACAAGATAATATTTACTGGCAGCAACATAGTTGATTATATCACCGATTGGGAGTTGAACAATTTATATGAGAGAATCGGGCAGCACTGGACAGATAGAGTATCAAAAAGGTGATCTGGTTGTGGTTCTCTCTCCGTTCAGAAACGACCACTATCGAAACGACGAGAGGCTAGCGGTTTATTTGGGGGAAGAAAAAAAATTAGTGCAAACGGGTCCACAGGAGTGGATGAGGGATGTTTGTACTGTTTGGTTCCTTCACATGAAAGAGCCCACGGTCGTACAATTAAATTCTATTATTAAAAAAGCGGGAAAAGATGACAGACGAGAATAAAGATAAAGTTTATTATGATGGTGCATGTTATGTGTGCTCTCTAGAGATTAACGCAATAAAGCAAAGGGGGCAAGCTTGTGGCATTGAGTTTATTGATATTAGCAGCAGTGACTTTGGTTTTGCTGATCGGGACTTTGAAAGTGAGATGATTGGTGAGTTCGATGGTGACGAAACCGTTGGCATTGAAACCTTCCGGCAGATGTATGAGAAGATGGGGTACAGGCGTTCTGTGGCGTTCAGCCGTTTGCCAGTGATTCGTAATCTTTTTAATATCGGCTACCATGTGTTTGCTCACTACATCCGACCGAACCTACCGAAAAGGAAAGTTTAGCGATGAAAAAAATTTTACTGTTATTGGCTACCTGCATGTCTCTTGGGTGCGCCACTACAAAATTAAACACACCTCCATGGTTTGGGGGCAAGGGCAGTCATAAGCTAGGCATCACAAAAGTAAAGAAAGCTCAATCGACTCCATCATTCTGCTTCGACGGTCTGCTTAGGAAAATGGAGCAGGCAGGCTGTCACGAGCTAGAATATTATCAAAAGAAAGCTGAACGTGGTTTCATACGCTACTCGTGTGTCAGTTGGGAGGGTAAACCACCAACCACAAGCGACCTTTATCATCATGACTTTTATTTAATTTTATGGTTGCGTGGGCAAGGGCATTATGCTATGCTTGCTCCCGAGTGGTCAACTCATGTTTGTGGCGACAACTTTGCTTTACTTGTAGCAGCCGAGAAAGATTAAATGTGGTATCTTTATATTGTAGAATGCTCGGACGGCACACTGTATACAGGTGTAACTAAAGATATAGACCGTAGGCTGTACGAACACAATAACACCAGCAGAGGCGCAAAGTATACAAAGACACGCCGACCGGTGAAACTTGTGATGGAAAAGCCATACCCAGATCAGTCGAGCGCACAATCCGCAGAACACTTTTTTAAAAGCTTGCCACGTTCAGAAAAATTAAAACTTATCCGAGTTAACAATGCAAAATAAAAATACGCTTAAAACTATCGTTATCGGCTCTTTTGTACTACTTATACTTGGTGCTTGGGCTAACTGGGTATACCAGCGAAACCAGTTCCTTTATTCTGTAATGGATTGCACCGAAGATAATTCTAAACAAGAGTACATTAGGTGTGCTAATATCGTGAGGTCAGGGTATGCAAATGTCGGTAGGTGATTTAGTTCAATGTGTCGGCAAAAAAATAGGCGAGCCCGAGATCGGAGAGATTGGAATTATCATCAAGTCCGAAAAAGGCATCGTTGTAGCTTGCGTTACGCACAGAGGCAAAGGGCGTATTTGGACTGAGGATTGGCAAATCATATCTAAAGGATATTTATTAAAGGAGCAAATTAAATTATGAAAAAATTATTCGAAGAATTCCGAAGCTTTGTAGCCGAAGGTGAGGTAAGCGTGGAACAAGTTGTTAGCGAACTTGAAGGGCTGCAAGATGATTTGAATGGGGAAATTAGATCTTTTCAAAGCTTTGAAGGCGACCCAAAGAATCGTAGTGGTGCAAGTATCGAAGAACTATCGTTTGAGCGAGGCTCAGCCGAAGCAAAGCGAGAAGTCATCGAAAAACTTGAAGCGATCATTAGCATGATCAAGGGGGTACAATGAAAGAGTTATTAACAGAGTGGAGAAAGTTTTTAAAAGAAAACAAGTCGCTTTCATTCACCGTAATCGAAGACGAGGATGACGGAGGACCAGCGGTGAGGATCGACGGTATCGATCTGTCTTTTCAAGATATGCTGTCTCAGCTTAATGGTCAAGTTGTGGATTTCAATGACGGCGATGAGCCAGAAGAATTTAACTTTTCCGACATGGGTGGTGCTGAAGATGCAGAAGATGCAGAGCTATACATGGTTCGCAACGGGATCGCTCATTATTATGTTGAGGCGTGGGCTCACATGAACGGATATAGTGCCAAACAGACGGGTGGATTTCACGAAGTGCAAGATTTAATGGAAGGCTGGAGGCAGAGGCTCAACGAATCCGGGCTCAATCGCCTGCGTAAGCATATGATGGCGCATGACTGCGCTATCCTTACAGCATTTAGAAATGATCTAAATGATATGTCTCAGTGTGCCGATGGTGCCGAGACTCCAGAAGAGGGCGTAAAAGATATTAATCGTAACCGTGATCTAAAAGCTACGCTGCTAGGAATGAAGATTGGTGTTACAAAGGTCGATGGTTCTTATGTCGAGGACTTTGATACGCCGATTGCCAAAGAAGTAAAAGAAGCAAGCTTGTTCTGTGTCAATCTAAACGATGACGGCAACTTCTTCGAGACAATCCAGAAGCTAGGCGAAAAGTATTGTCAGGATTCCGTGCTTTGCATTCCGAAGGGTGGCGAAGGTGCTTTTCTTTTCGGGACGAACAACGCAGAGTTTCCCGGCTACGGACAGCGAGTTGACGTTGGCAATGCCAACTTTGGAGATGAGGCTGAATTTATGACGAAGATTCGTAACAAACCAATGACTTTCAATGAAGAGCAAGAAGTTGTCTTGGAGACTTACAGTGCGCTGCCTCGACAGCAGCGCATGGCTGTGATGGCAATTACAAGAAAATTTCTTAACATCTAAAAAAATATATTATATAATTGGAGTATAACATGAGCGATTTCAAGAAAGGTGATCTTGTGGTGCCAACAGACGAAAACTATAAAGCCAAAGCGGTTGGTGTAGTTCTCAAGGTTGGTCGTCAAGGTGACGGTAGGACGCATCAGGTCTTATGGGTAGATCCCGATGGGTGCTTTGAATCTTGGCATTACGAAAACGGCATTAGTCTTTACAAAAAGGAGTTAATTAATGGCTAAAATTTCTCAAGTCTCCCGTGGGCGACGAACTATTAAAATTTCTCAAACTGAAAGTGCGGTGGTGTTTACCCCGGAAGGTGTGCATAATGTTCTGTCAGCAGAATCAAGACAGTTCATTGACGACATGCTGACCAAGGGTGAAGAAGTTGCGTTTGCTGGGATCACCCCGGACAAGTTTTGGACCGTTGTGCTACCTGCGGTGACCTATGTCAAGATGGCACAATATGTAAAAGAGGTCCAACAGGAGAACGCTCCACCTGAACCAGAGGTGGAAGATTCATCTGTTGTCTTTGAAGAAGGCTCGTCTGTTGAGCCAGAGGTGCAAGAAGACGAACCAGAAACACCAATTGAAGCATTTGATGATTAAGGAGAAAACAATGCTTAAAGAGGAACTACTATCCGCTGCGGTGTCACAATTTCGAGCCCAAATGACTACCGCCCGTGCTAACTTAGGCGTATATCTACAAAACCCAACGGCGGTCGGAGAGCACCCCGACTTGGTTGCCGAGGTTGTAGAGCTAACCAGAAAAATTGCCGAGGCTGAAGAGTGTTTGGCTGTCTTGGGCGAATGGAACTCAAAACTGCGTTAAATTATATATACGGGCTCTGTATTATAATTAATATTCTTGTGTTTGCCTATGGTGCAAGCGTAGGTTTCGATGAACTTATGATGTTGTCGTCAGCGTCCGGGCTGCTTTGTGCGCTCGGCTTTGTCAGAACATCTGGTAATAAATAAAAATTGTAACCTATTTAGTTTATGCTAGGGTGGATCAAGAAATTTATAACAAAAAAATATAAACTTAACACTGGCGATCTGGTTAAGGATATTGGCGATAGCTTTGCTGCGGTCGAAGACCCCGGCATTGTTATTCAGGTGTTCAAGGATCGGTACGACTATCGACACCCCCTGTTTTTAGGTTTGGTTAAAGTTAAGATTGATGGTATCATGGTGAGGTGGCTCGACAAAAAAGGGTCATCTCACATGTATCCTGCTTGCTGTGTTGCCAAGCTGAAACTACCAGAGGAAAAAGCAAAGCAACTAAGAACTTCAGCAGAGGAAAGATTCGAAAAACCAAAACCAGTGCCATCAGGCAAGGACACCCAACAGATGGATATTCCTTTTGATCTTGAGTGGGACATTCCCGAAATAGAAATACCTGAAGAGGTGGAAGAAAAGCAAGACCCTGCGTTAAATAAAATGCAAGAGAAGCTACGGGAAGTCCAAAGGATCGTAGAGGAAAGAAAGAGAAGAGAAGAGGGTGAAGAATGAGATGGAACGTAACACCTAAGATCGGAGAGATACGAGAACGAATTATATTTCTTTGGTTACCGAAAAGATTTTATCGCAGGTCCAGAAACTTTTATTTTGAAGACAATGGCGAGAGCGTGGTACTCTGGCTAGAGTCTGTGTACGTCGTAGAGAGGTGGTCTTACGCCAATGATATTTCTAGTCGTTCGACAAACAACAGCAAATGCTACTGGCGAACTGAAGCTTGGAGAGTTTTAAAATAAATCACAACTTTCACTTGACATTACCCACAACATCTGTTATTCTATATATGCACTTAAACAATGGGAGAGCTTATGAACCAGCTAGGCTATGCATGTATCAACATGAATCTATCAAACCTGCCCAAATCACAACGGGTTACCACCAATCGCTCAATGATCAAGCGAACATTCCAAGAGCGAGGTCTGGCATATGCCTCCGAGCTTGCGCTTGCAAACTGTCGTGACTTACTGACAGTCCTCAAGTGGAATCAAGCCAATGGTCTAAACTTCTTTCGTCTGTCATCCGACTTGTTTCCGTGGTCATCCGAGTACAACCTACGTGACTTACCCGACTACGACGACATTTGCGATGCACTCATGGAGGCTGGCGACTATGCCTATGACAACTGCCATCGCATCACTACACATCCCGGTCCTTTCAATGTGCTTGGCTCACCGAACCCTGACGTTGTGACCAAGACCATCAAGGAACTCAACACCCATGCCGAGGTGTTTGACATGCTGGGTTTGCCTACCACTCCGTATGCCAAGATCAATATTCATGTCGGCGGCACCTACGGTGGTGACTTCGCAGGTACAGCCAAGCGATGGTGTGAAAACTTTCACAAACTATCCGAGACAGCGCAGGCTCGCTTGACCGTCGAGAACGACGACAAAGCTTCGATGTGGTCTACTCAGCGACTGTACGACTACATTCATCAGCCCATCGGTATTCCCATCGTTCATGATGTGCATCATCATCGTTTTTGTCATGATGGCTTGACAGACGAGCAGGCAATGAAGCTGGCTGCATCAACGTGGGGTGGCGTCACACCTGTCATTCACTACAGTGAATCACGCTCCGAAGAGCAGGGTGACCCAAAGATTCGCCCTCAAGCACACTCGGACTACATCTATGACGAGATTCACACTTACGGTCTAGACGTAGATATTATGGTCGAAGCCAAAGCTAAGGAGTTGGCAGTGCAAAAGTACAAAGAGTTGTGGCACAGTGTTGAGGTGGCGGCATGACCGACAACCTGTATGCAGTCAGGCGGTTGAGGGACAAACTAAAGAAAGCAAGAGACCCAGACTTTGAAGTAAGGGAGGGGGATCTAATTCACTCAATCGGTGAAGCGGCAGGCTGGGTTGTTATTGATGTTACAAGTCGTGCTGAAACTATGCAATCTGTTGTCAGGTATTATATTCCCGGTAAAGGTGAGAGCACAATAACTCTTAAAAGATTAGAGCGGCAAGTTGATCGTGGCTTGTTTAAAATTTATAAAGGTTCCAAGTGGAGTGAAGGGGAAGGTGATTAGTGCTCACCCAAAATTTAATTTACTCGGCTCTGTTTTTTATGGCGGGGCATACGCTGGGTTGGTTTCAAGTCAATAGTCAATTTGCTTGGGAATGGTGGCGTGATCGACCGTTGTTTACTGTCTGCTTATACTCCGTGCCTACGGCTCTGTGCTACTTGTATGGAGCCAGATACGCATACATGGACACGGGGGAAGCTTGGGCAGGTCGCTTTATAGCTTTCGCAGCCAGTTATTTTATATTTCCAATCTTGACGTGGGTATTTTTAAAAGAGAGTCCTTTTACAAATAAAACCTTGATCTGCTTTGCACTTTCTGTTATTATAATGATAGTCCAGTTTTCACCTGTGACTGTAACGAATGGAGAGTGATATGCCACAGTGTATAAAGTGCGGAGAAGAATTTAACCCCAAGCGTTTACAGCTTGGTTATCAAACCTGTCTCTCTTGCGGGGGTCAGGCTGCTGCCAAGGAAATGGCTCGCAGGAAAAAGTGTGTAGCCCCTGCGTTTAACAAGGGTGCTTATCAATATGTTGGTAGCAGAGAAGATGCTCGATGGGTTGGAAAATAAAATGAATATTATATTTTTACGCTCGTCTAAAAAAGTAAACGGAGGATAAAATGTTAAAGAAGATTGGAATTGGATCTGTTATGTTGTTTTTGTTTCTCGTATCTGGTAATGCAGAGGCACACGAGATTCGAAGAACGAACACGATTAGAATTCATTACCAAGTCTGCATCGGCTGCGGGTCGAGCGTTCACACACACCGTGTCAGATACCGAAGCCCTCGAAGGTGGCACCGGCACCGCAGGGGTCACACGGTGCTTTGGCATTCTCACCATCCTCGTCACAGCAGGAGAAATGCCCACCTGCACAGACGACTAATTCGACGATAAATTAAAAAAAACGTCGTTTTTCTCTTGACTTTCGCCCCACTCTCTGCTATAGTATATATGTATTGAGAGTGAGGTTGAATGTTTAAAATAGGTCAAAAAGTTAACCACAAAGAAAACAGATGCCAAGGCGTCGTCGTTTCTAGAGCACCAAAGTTCGGCAAGAACTGGTTTGCTGTCGTGTGGACTCTGCCCAATGGTCGCAGAGAACAGCGTGTAGAGCATTGGAGTGCTATCAAATGAAGGTTGGCAGTCTTGTTCAATGGGTGTTAAACTGCCCCGGCTTTCCCACTAGGCAGGGGATCATAATCCGCACCTTTCGCTATGTAGATGGTCCAAATCAAGGACAGATAGCCAGCCACAGAGTACAGTGGTTTAGTAAAGCTGGCAAACCCCAGTCTAATACTTTTCACCCTCGGGACTTGACGGTGCTTTCGAAATGACCGAATATATAACAGATGGGCTAGGGTGGGTTGACGACTTTCGTGCTCTCCCCGGTGAGTGTGGTTCACCACTCAGCAGAAAAATCTACCTCCAAGCCCTGCTAGGGCAAGGAAATCAGCCACACAAGCTCAAAGAAATGGGCTTCTCTTTTGAAATGATCCAAGAGGTTTTTATGAATCAGCTACGAAACACATATTTTAAAGTTGGAGATCTCGTAGAGATAAAAATGAAACACGGTGTAGTAAAGGTGGGCATCATAACTGGTGAGCACTTCTCGGAAGCAATCGGCAGAGAATATGTGATTCTGCCTCAAGATGGGGGAAATCGAGTAATCGCTTCCCCTTGTGACTTGACAGTTGTCAGTGAAAAATAATGTTTATTTGCTTGACATTTGCTTCAACCTATGCTACATTGTATATGTATTGAGAGTGAGGTTGAGATGTTTTCAACAGGTGATTTAGTTAAGTTCATACCGGCTGCTGATAGAAACACATCAGGCTGGAATCCTAACCACAAAGCTGGTCTGATTGTCGAAAGCTTTATGGTCGCAGGCAAACTTTGGTATCTTATAAAGTTCGGTGGTTCAATCGAGCGAGTCTTTCATAAAGACGTGGAGTTGGTCAATGCGTGTCGGTGATTTAGTTAGATATGTCAGCCCTAACAGCAGATGGGATCATACTTGGGATAAGTGGAGAGGGATTATACTTCGAGAAATTCCCGGCACTGAGCAAATTAAAGTTATACACTGGCAGAATGGCAAGGTTCAAGGTTTACCAGCAAGAAACTTGGAGGTGGTTGTCAATGCAGGTCGGTGATTTCGTGAGACAAAAAC